CGCGCACCGAAGCCGACGTCGCAGGTCTGCTCCGTACCGCTGAGATCACGGATGCTGCCCTGGCAGGGACTTTCGGACCGCAGTGGCGGGAGATCGTCACTCTGGTCCGCCAGGTGTCTTCGCTCACCCCAGGTCAGGCAGACATGCTGTCTTCGGAATGGGACGCAATCAGGGGCGCAGCCCGGGGCGCAGTCCTGGACGCAGCCAGGGGCGCAGCCTGGGACGCAGCCCGGGACGCAGCCTGGTATGCAGCCTGGGACGCAGCCCGGGACGCAGCCTGGGACGCAGTCCGGGGAACAGTCCGGTATGCAGTCTGGGGCTCAGCCCGGGACGCAGCCCGGGCACTGGCGGTTAGGGACTTGGTCAGCTCTGAGCACTTCGCCGTGCTGTACGGACCGTGGGCTTCAGTTTTCGGGAAGCCTGCCCCCTGCGAGCTGTAGCCTGCACAACCCGAAGCGCCCCGAGGGACAGTTCCTCGGGGCGCTTCGCTGTCCGGCTGTCCTGTCCTGCTGTCCCCGGACAGGACAGCCGGACAGGACAGCCGGACAGGACAGCCGGACGGGACAGGACAGCGGGACAGGACAGCCGGACAGGACAGCCGGACAGGACAGCGGGACAGGACAGCGGGACAGGACAGCGGGACAGGACAGCCGGACAGGACAGCCGGACAGGGCAGCCGGACAGGACAGCGGGACAGGGCAGCCGGACAGGACAGCCGGACAGGGCAACGGGACAGGGCAACGGGACAGGGCAACGGGACAGGACAGCCGGACAGGGCAGCCGGACATCTGTCCCGTCCCGTTGCCCTGTCCGGCTGTCCTGTGGTTTACTTAATTCAAGGACACGGCAGACGGAGGAAGCGTGATGAAACACCGCACCGAAGAGCGGACCCGCATGGTGCCCGAGACACGCGGCAGCAAGACCCACATGGTCCCCGAGACGTACACAGTCCGGGTTCCCGTGGCTCCCCTGGACTGGGACGCCATCGCGCTGAGGGCGGTACTCACTGCGGCGTCCCTCGCAGTGGCAGGAGCGGTCACCTGGTCCACGGTCGCCATCGGAGACCTGCTGTCCGGCGTGGCGCCCGCGTGGACCGCCTACCTGGTAGCCGGCGTTTTCGACCTGGCCTGGATCACCTGCATGGTCCTGGAATGGCTGAGCCGGTACGACCGTGACCGGGCGGGGCTGCCGATCGTCTGCGGCTGGCTGGCGCTCGCCCTGTCCGTGACGCTGATCGTGATCCACGGCGGGTACACCGGAGCCTGGTCCCGGGAGTCCTGGATTCTCGGCGCCTGCGGCGGGGCCGTCTCCGTCCTGGCGAAGGGCATGTGGACTGTGGTCATGCGGCACTCAGCTGTGGAGATGGACCCGGCGTCCAGCGCGTGGCTCACCGCAGAGCGCCGGGAGATGAACGCTCGCCTGGCCACCGTGTCCGCCCGGCGCCAGCTGGCGCGTACCCAGTCCCGGACACAGGCAGAGGTGCTGGCCCTGTCAGCCGGGCAGCCGGACACCTGGACATCTGAGGTCATCCCGGACAGGACAGCCGGACAGGACAGCCGGACAGGACAGCCGGACAGGACAGCCGGACAGGACAGCCGGACAGGACAGCCGGACAGGACAGCGGGACAGGACAGTCCCGCTGTCCTGGACAAGGGACAGGACAGGACAGGCGCCCCCATGTCCCTTGTCCAGGGCAACTCGGCGTTGGACCTGTCCGGGCGTCTGTCCCAGCGGGCTTTCGTCCGGGGCCTGCTGTCCGCCGACCCGTCCCTGTCCGACGCCGACCTGTCCGCCGCTGTCCGGTCCGAGTACGGACAGGACACGAAAGCGGACAGTATCCGCAAGGCGATCCAGCGGGCGCGGGGCGACCTGTCCCAGCCCGCGTAACCACAGCGCGTCCCCGGGACTGCCCGGCACCCGCATCGCGGCGGAGGCGCGCACGCAGGGCCACGACACAGACACAGACAGAGGAAGGCGGAGAGATGGACGGCATTCCCTACGGGTGGATCGCCTGGGCCGCACTGAACACTGCGGCAGGTCATCCACCCGGGTACGAGAGCGCTGCGGCCGGGGCGGTCCGGGTGGCTGCCGACACCCGGGCGATGGTGGATCTGGATGCCGTGTACGGCCCGTACACGGCGGTTCTCGGGCCTGCTCTGGCCACAGTCTCCGGGCATGCGGGCAGTGGCCACAGTGCCCTTCCCGCCGCAGTCTCCGTGGCCCTGGCTGTCCTTGCCAGGTCGGCGGCCACCCGGAGGGGGACAGCGCCGTGATCCCTTCGTTTGCATGGCCTCTGATCGCAGCCGCGGCGCTCATCCGGCTGAGCGGGATCCGCCCGGTGGGCGGCCTGTGGCTTCCCACAGCCGTCTTCTGTTTCGGCGTGCTGTCCGGCTTCCTGACCGCGATGAACTGAGGAATGAGGAAGGAGAGGACATGGATATCTGGACCACGAACACGCTGTCTCTCGGGGGCCTGACCACGGGCCTGGGGATACTCACCTGGGTGGGTTACCGCTGGTGGTTCACGCAGCGGAAGAACTGGAAAGCGCTGGTCTTCCCCTTCGTCCCGCTGATGTGTTACGGAATGCTGCTGATCCTCAGCGCCGGAGGAGTCCTCGGGGGCGCGGCAGGGGTGACCCTGTGGGGAAGCAACCTGGTCGGGGACGTGACCCTGGAGTACGGGGCTGGCGGCGGTACCCCCGAGGTCACCCGCCCCGTGAGCCTGGTACTCACCAACGGAGGCCACATGATGGTCGTCCTCATGACGATCGCGCTCATCGCCACATGGGTTTTCAAGCGGAGCATCCGCCGGATCGACATCGTCCTGCCGATCGTCTGCGGGGTCAGCCTGGGCCTGTCCTCGGGCATCGCAGGGGTGGCCGCACAGGTACTGGGTCCGGCTGTCGACACCTCGGGCGGCATGCTGGCCGGCGTTCTTTGACATCCGTTCGTCCGACCCCGGAGGACCTCTCCGGGGCCGCAGTGCAGGGTCTGACCGGGCTGGACGCAGAGAACGAACGAACGAACGAACGACACTGATGGAGGAAGAGATGGAGTACAGCACGTTCACGGTGCAGGCCCGGCAACCCGCACAGGAGTACCGGCCATCGGAGGGGATCAGCACGGGCGGTGTGCTCACGCTGGCGGCCATCGCGGCCATCGCCGTCCTGGTGAAGCGGTCCGGTCGCAGCCGTCCTCGGCAGCAGAGCCAGGAGCCGACTGCACCCCGGCCGCAGGCCCCGGGCGAGCTGCCCAGCGTGAGCATGGAGGAGCTGCGCGGCGATGCCCCGGTTGCACCCCGGCCACAGTCCGCGCCGGGGAAGCCCGGCCTTCTCAGCGAAAAGGGAAAGGCTTTGCTCCTCGCCCCTGCTGCTAAAGCGCAGGCGCACCATCTGGATATCCCTCCCGGGCTTGCGGCCCGGCTCCAGACCGGGCCGTGGGGGGCAATGTGCAGGGCGAGGAAGCTGACCGGGCTGAAACGCGGGGAGCTGGAGAAGACGCCGTACGGCGTGGCGGTCCATGTGGAATTCGGGGGATCCCTGGACTTCGCCGCGGTACAGAGGTCGGTGGACCAGCTGGAGACCGGGCTGGACGTGGTGTCCGGCACGGTCCGGCTGCGCCGGGGGAGGTCCGCCGGACGGGGGGTCCTGGACGTGCGGATCAGGGACCCCCTCGCTGACGGGGTTCCGTGGGAGGCCCCCTCCGGTCCGGTCCGGCTGTCCTGTCCGCTGCGGCTGGCGGTGACGCCGTTCGGGGACACACTGGGGCTGGACGTGAAGCAGCGCGTAGGGGTCTTCGGCACGTCCGGGTCGGGCAAATCGTGCGTGCAGCGGCTGATCGGCGCGCACGTGGCACAGGCCGCTGACGCGCAGCTGGAGATCTGGGACCTGAAGTTCGGGGTGGAGTCGCAGCACTACCAGGGCAAGGCGCACCGCGTGACCACGGCCGCGGACGCGGTGTCCCGGCTGGAGGAGCTGCTGGGCACCGAGTACCCCCGGCGCGCGGCGAAGCTGCGGGAGCGCGGGGTATCGCAGTGGACCGAGACGCCGTGGGACCCGGCCAGAGTGATCATCATCGATGAGGGCAACGCGCTGGTCAGGGAGCTCGACACGCAGCAGCTGGCGCGGTTGTTCACCGCTGTGGAGCAGGGCCGGGCGCTGGGGGTCTACTGGGTATGGGCCACGCAGTACCCCAAGGCGGCATCGCTGCCGACTGAGATCCGCTCCCAGCTGAACGCGACTGTGTGCCTGAAGCTGCGTACGGACACAGAAGCAAGAGTCGTCTTCGGAGACGACGTGGCAGAGGGCTGGGCACCGCATGACCTGCTCGGTCCGGGGTGGCTGCTGCTGAAGGACGACGCGCACGCCGACCCCGTGGACGCGAAGGCCGTCTGGCTGTCCGTGGACAGCTTCCGGGCTGTCCCGGCGTCTGTCCTGGACAGGACGGCCGGACAGGACGGCCGGACAGGACGGCCGGACAGGACAGCCGGACAGGACAGCCGGACAGGACAGCCGGACAGGACAGCCGGACAGGACAGCCGGACAGGACAGCCGGACAGGACAGCGTCGACCGTGTCCCTGGATATCTGGACTGTCCTGGCCCTGTCCGACGGCAGTCTGCCCCTGTCCGAGATCGCGCGCCGGTCCGAGCGGTCGAAGTCAGCGGTTCACGCCGCGCTGGGGAAGATGGCGGCCGAAGGCTCCGTCACCCGGGACGGGGACGGCTACCGGCTGAAGTTGACCGGAACGGACTGCGGCTGACGGGTTGCGGGACAGGGGGACCCGTAGTTTGATTAAATCCGGAAGGACGGGGACGGCCCGTCCGCCGACAGACCCGGAGGAACGATGACCAGCTCTGCCAATGTCTCCGCCGCGCTGCGTGAAGAGATCGCCGCGCACCACCGGTTGGCCGCCGCCCTCTACGCAGATGCCGCCCGCGAAGCCGGAGACAACGGCGACGACGCGCGTGCCGCCGACTACGCCGACCGCGCCGCGCAGGAGCGTATCCGGGCAGCCGGACTGAGCAGTCAGGCCAACGAGCTCACCGACGGAGGCCAGCGATGACCCAGCAGCCCGAGCCCATCGAGCCCACAACCCTCGACCAATGCCGCGCCGACTACGAGTCCGCAGCAGAAACCCGGACCCGCCTCGACCAGCAGTGGGCCGACGAGAGGGACCAGCTCTGGGACCAGCCCACAGGAGACAGCAATGACTGACCAGCAGCCCACCGACGAAGAGCGCGCCAAGGCCGCACCCCGGGTCTCCGCGCACGAAGCCGACTACACCGCCCGCACCCCGCACAATCCCCTGGCCGCACCCCGGGTCGGGTCCCAGGCCGCACCCCGGGTCGGGTCCCACGGCGTCACCATCGACACCTACGCCGAAGCCCGCCGCCAAGCGCAGGACCACCAAGACGACGGCAACCTGTGGGCTGATGGAAGGGGCGGTCGATGAGCCGACACCCCAGCCTCGGCGAACCCGGCCGCAACCACATCCCGCCCACCACCGACGCCGAGCGCGTACAAGGCCAGATCGAACGCGGCGAGGTCCGCGCCGACGCCGACGCCGCCCGCGAGATCGCCGCACGCATCGAAGCCGAAGGCGGCTTCTGGGAGCCACGCGAAGGCGGCACCCAGTGAACGGCTGGTCGGCGCCGGCCTTCGCAGCCGAAGAGCAGCACCGCGCCGACGGCATGGCCGCCCTCGCCGTCGACAACACCCAGGAGCCCCAGCGATGACCCACCGTATTCCGCTCGACGACCTGACCAGCGACCAGCTCGACCAGCTGTACGACCGGCTGGAGTTCACCGAGGCCACGCTCGCCCGCATGCGTGACCGGGCCGAGGTCGCCACCGTCCGCGCCGCCCGTGCCGAGGCCGAGCTGGACCGGCTGCGGGAGGACCTCACCTTCACTTGCTCCACTTGTGGGACCGAATCATGACCGCCCGGCCGATGCTCCCCGCGCATACCGTGCGCTGCCCCTGGTGCCACCCGCTGCCCGAGGACGGCGAGACCGGGCCGGTCCAACCGCCCGCTGGCACAACAGGTGACGGACGGTGATCGCGTTCGCCGGGTACGTGATGCTGGCGCTGGGCGTCGCCGTGGCGATGTGCGGCTGGCATCTCCTGCCCGCGCCCGCCTCCATCCGCCGCGAAGCCGCACACGGCCGCCAGACGGCCCGCGGGACACTGACCCGGACGCCCGTGCCAACCGGCCCCCGCAGGGCGCCACACGGCCACACAGCCACCGAGACGAGGCACCCTTGAGCGCACGATGGCTCGCCCTCCTCATCCCCGTCGCCTACGCGGTGAGCATCCTCGCCGTCTACGCGGCCTACTCGGCCAGCACCCTCATCATCTCCGCGGTCGCACTCGCACGCCGCATCCGCAACCGAAAGACACCCCGATGACCCTCGGCGAACTCATCAACGCCCTCGAAGACCATGATCCCGCCAAGATCGTGCCGACCGGCTTCAACAGCCCGCACTCCTACCGCGGCTGCTATGAGGATCTTGCCTTCGAGCCCGCCGCCAACGCCACCGTCGGCGACATGCTCGCCGACGCGCGGGCCGCCCTCGGCACCACCTACGAAGGCTGGAAAGGCGGGCAGTTCACGATGCGCGACTACACCGACTGCTGGCTGTCGCAGAAGGGCGATGCATCCGGAGAGTCCATCGGCCCGACACTTCTGCGCCTCATGCTCGCCGAAGGAGCACAGTGAAGATCTTCCGCTACACCAACTCCGACGGCGACTCCATCGAGGTCAGCATCCGCGTCCACCGCCGCATCCCCCTCGACCGCGTCGAAGAACTCATCGCCGGGATCCGCGACATCATCCGCCAGGCAACCAAGGAGGATCAGCGATGACCGGGATCCGTCCCGGGCAGGTGTACCGCGCCTGCGACCCCCGCGACGAAGGGCGTCGTATCCGCATCGTGTCGTACCAGCCAGGCAGCACCCGCGCCCACGTCGTCGACGCCGTCACCGGTAAACGACCGCGCCAGATCTACGTGACCAGCCTCCACACCGCACCGACCACAGCCACCGGCCAGCCCCGCCGCACCGGATACGCACTGGAGACCGACCGATGACCGACACCGCACCTACCACGGAGAAGTGACCTATGGCCGTGATCTACCGATACGAAATCCCCGTGGATGATGCCTGGCACGAGCACCAGCTCTCCGGAGCCGTGCTCCATGTCGCCAGCCGCAGCCGGGACACCGTCGAGCTCTGGGCGCTCAGCTCCGGCGGACCAGCCATCGCCAGGACCTTCTGTGTTTTCGGCACCGGCGAGCCTCTCCCGAGTGGACGGGTCAAGCACGTCGGCACAGCGCTGGCCCCTGGCGGCCGGCTGGTGTGGCACCTGATGGAGCGTTGACCCGTGACCGATGACCCCGCCGCCCTGCTACGCGCCGCAGCAGAGAAGCTGCGCAGCCTCGTCACCTTCCTCGGCGACAACAGGGGCCCCTGGTATGTCGGCACCCCGCCGAGCGGCTACCCGCAATCGATCAGCAACAAGGGCGTGCCCTACTGCGTCGCCGACACCCACGAGGACCCGTCGATCCCGGTCTTCACGATCGCCCCGTACATCGCGACCATGCACCCCGGCGTCGGGCGCGCCCTCGCCGACTGGCTGGACGCCGCGGCCTCCGACGCCGAGACGATCGGCCCCGACCCACACGCCCTCACGATCGCCCGCCAAATCCTCGTCCAGGAGACCACCCCATGACCGACGACAGACTCGTAGCCCTCAACGAAGCACTGGCCGAGCGCGACCAGGCGTACCGCGAACGCGCCCACCTGGTCGCCCTGCTGGCCGCGATGACCGACGGCGCCGTCATCGCCCCCGCACCCGACGTCGACGAGCCAGGCTGGCAGATCGCCTACCTCACGCTCGGCGGCTGGCAGTGCTCCTGGCACATCGCACCCGCCGACGCCGGCCTCTTCGCCCACGTCGAACACGTGGCCACGGACCACCCGCGAGCACAGTGGGACGGCCACACGACCGACGTGAAATACCGGCGTATCCGCACCCACACCACGGTCATCGCCGTGCGCGCCGCCGCCGCCGCCCGGCTCACCCTGACCGACGCCCGCACCCTCATCGCGCCACGCCTCACCCAGCCACTCGCCTACCTGCTGGACGATGCGGCAGACGGAGACGATCAGGAAGGCGGCCTCGCCGTGGACGGCGACGGGAACGGCAACGACCGCCCCACACAGGAGAAATGATCATGGGGCTTGATTTCAGCCACGGCGACGCGCACTGGCCCTACGGCGGCTTCATGCGCTTCCGCAACGCACTCGCCGCCTACGAGGGTATCCACCTGACCGACATGGAGGGCTTCCACCGCTACAGGGAACCGGACCACCCGATGCGGTCCTGGGACACCGTCACCACCCCACTCAAGCCGCTACTGGACCACTCCGACTGCGACGGTGAGCTGACCCCCGAGGAATGCCGCCAGGTCGCCCCCCGCCTGCGGGAGGTCATCGACGCCATCTGGCCGCAGGACGGTCACGAACGCCAGGCGGGTCTCCGCCTCGCTGAGGCCATGGACGCCGCCGCCGCAGCCGGTGAACCGCTGGAGTTCATGTGATGGCCGCAGCCATTCTCGCCGCGGCTGCCGCTGCCGCCGTCCTCGCGTGGGCGGTACAGGCCCGGCTCCTCACCCTCCGCAGCGCCTACAAGCCACGCCGATGGCACGCCGCCTTCGGCACAGACCCCGGCGCGCTGTGGCTGCGATGCGGCGGCGCCTGCGCACACCTCACCACCCGTCACGACCCCGCCGGGACCGCCGCCGCCGCCCACCCCCAGCACATGACCTAAAGGAACACAGACGAGAGGAAGAGATCATGGCGCTGTTCGGATTGTTCGGGAGTACGGCGAGCCTGGTCGGCCAGTACGACGGACGGGAGTCCGCCACTGCGCGGAACCGGCGCAAGGCGGAATCGAAGGCTGCGGCCGGTCGGCCGGGCCGTCTGGCCGGGCACCGGTCCCGGGGTATCCGCCGGGCTGCTGACCAGGGGCAGGCATGGGAGGAAGCAGACCGCAAGCGGATCGGCTGATCCACCGATCTTCGTCGTACATGCGGCGCAGGAACGCCACCAGCTCCGCGCTCACCGCTGCACCTCCGGGTCGATCAAGTCGGCGCAGCTCGCCGGGATGGTGGCCGCGTCCCACCAATCCCAGGCTGCGCCCTCACCAGATGCGAGGACGCTACGCAGTCGCTCGGCGAGCTCGTGGGCGTGTTCTCGTAGCAATCTCGCGGTGTTCACGTCGCCGACCAGCCGCACCAGGGTCGGCTCCAGACCATCTCTCAGCATGTCTCGCCCGATCTCCAACGCCACCGCGGCGCGCAGGTCGCGGATGGTGCGTACGAACTGCTCGGTAGTGTGCGTGGCCAGATGCTCGCGCAGCGCCTGCTCGGCCTGTCTGACCTCCCGTTGCAGGACCTGCCTGGTGACAGAGCTGATCGCCTCAGACAAGCTCTGGGCGTCTGTGGATGGGGTGATCCCGGCTGTGATCGGGGGGACCGCTGGTGGCCGATCGTAGTGCCATCCGCATTCGAGGGGGCACAGGTAGCGGAGAGTGCCCGGCGCCGGGCGGGACGCGCTCACGGGTCCTCCGCTCGGGGGTCGATCAGATCCGCTGCGTCACAAGCGCTCATGTCCGGAACCCATGCCCATGTCCGGTCGGCGTACCTGATCCGCCCAGCCAGGGCATGGGCATAGTCCTCGATCAGCTTCGCGGCCTCGTCACCGCTGTGCCCGTACATGGCTGCGGCCAGCAGATCCTTGCGCGCTTCCAGATCCGGGCGCCCGGGGCGTTCCTTGAAGCTGCCCCGTGGCTCCGACTTCCGGCTCATGTACTCGTCTCCTTGCTGTTCCGCGGGCGGCCGGTCAGGTACGCCGCTTGGTTTTCCGGGACGCTCAGCCACGCCAGGCACGCCGGGCACAACCACTGCGACGTCGTCCGGGTCTGATGCCACCCCGCCGTGTCAGCGGCACGCTGGGCTGCCTGCACCGTAGGCCAGTTCCCGGCCCGCTCGGCCGTCGGCGCGGCGATCAGGTCTTCGGCCGGTAGATCCGTGCCGGGCGTGTAGGTGTCGGGCAGGGCCAGCCATTCGCGGCCGGGCCCGTCGCAGTGGACGCGGTACACGGGATGGATCATGCGGACCCCTCACGCTTCTTCTTGTCGGCAAGCACGAGCTGCCGGATGTGTTCTCGGGTGTAGCCAGTGGCTCGCGTGATGTCGACCTGACGGACGCCATCGGCGATGTCTTCGAGGATTGCTGCGTAGACCTGTTGACGGGCCTTGTCTTCGGCGCCCTTGGCCTTCTGATGCGCGGTGACGGCCTTCTTGAGGCGGTCTGAAGGTTCCTTACTCACGGCTCCCATCTTGGCACATGAGCTATGCCCAGTCCACTTGACACGCCAAGCCGGTGGGCATAGCGTGGTTTGCGTAAGGAAGAGCGCACCTAGGAGGCAGCGATGAGGATCACCGCAAAGCAGACCACCACCCGCACCCTCACCGACCTCTACCGCGCCCTCGACCGCAGCCAGCCCGTCACGATCACCTACCTGAAAGAGGAGACCCGCGAGGTCTTCGCCGTGAACAGCAAAGGCACCGCCGTCCGCCGCACCATCCGCACCGGCCGGCTCATCGAGACGATCCGCACGATCGAGACGATCGAGATCACCACCACCAAGGCCGGAGCCATCATCATCCGCGCCATGGACCGCCAGTCCGGCGAAGCCCGCACCTTTCGGGCAGATCGCATCAAGGCGTATACGCGGCATACCGGCGCCACCTACCAGGTCGAGCGCACCACCGACGACACCACCTCGACCGCGGCCACCACCACCCCGCTGATCCCGCGGAGCACCGCGCAGGTCATCGCCCGCGAGCTGGGCCGCGACTACCTGCCGACCCACCGCTACGCACCCGCCGCCTGAGAAGGAGCCCCGCCATGCTCAACCCGATGACCCGCTGGGAGCCCGGCACCCCCGTCCGCTACCACGGCTCCATCACCAACCTGCACGGCGCCTACACCGCACACCCCTGCACCTGCCTGCGCTGCACCGACAACCACGACCTGCCCGGTGTGCGCTTCGCCCTGAAGGACACCAGCGGCAACACCGCCGTGGCCTGCGTACGCCCCCGCTCCGTCACCCCCGCCTGAAGGAGAACCCCATGGACACCACCCCCACCCAGCCCATGACCGCCGAGCGCCTCGCCACTATCGAAACCGCCGCGAACAGCCCCGCCGGACTCTCCGACCAGGACATCCGAGACCTCCTCGCCGAGACCAGGCGCGCCCGCGCCGCAGCCGACGAGCAGCACACGGAGGCCGACTACTGGTGTGAGGGCTACCGCCTCGCCAAGGGCCTCAGCTACGGCGAGATCGGCGCCGTCATCGCCGTCCGCGACGCATCCAAGGCCCACTCCCGGCTCTGCCGGTTCCCGCACGAGGCATGCGACTGCGATGCCTGACACCGCGCACGCCCGGCACATCGCCTTCCACGACCCGGCCGCGGCACGAAGGCCGGGCCCTGTGGTTTAATCAATGTAAGATCGACCGACGGAGGAACGATGGAACAGACCCACCAGATCCGCAGCGACGACATGAACGTAGTTCTGACACAGGCCCCGGATGGCGGCCTGGTCATGGCCTTGCAGCAAGACGGGCGGTCCCGCCCCATGGTCATGTGGATCACCGCAGACCAGAGGGCCGGGCTGCTCGCGTGGCTGGGGCAGGTCAGCTGATGCCCGACATCCGCTTGAAGATCACCGTCCACGGTGAGGACCAGATCACCGTCGACGCCGACGCGTGGAAGGCCGCGCAGGAGGCCGGTGAGGAGGCCGAGTTCCTCGGCGGCTGCGACGTGCGGCGTAAGGCCGCGTACACGGTCACCGAACTGGACGCGGACGACACGACGGAGGACCGGACATGACCGACGGCTTCGAAAGAGCACTCCGGCGCGAGCTCAAGGCAGCCGAAGCAGACCTCCACGAGACGCTGAACAGTTCCGACAGCCCGGCCTACGAGCCTGCTGACCTGGCACGCATCGCCGACAGCGCCGTCCTCGATGCTCACCTCCGCGCCAGCGAGGGGGCCGGTCTGGGACCGGCCGACTGATGGACCTGGTCAGCCGGGAGACGCCCAGCTTGGCCGGTCTCCTGTTCCCCAGGCGCCCGCTCTGGCAGGACCGGGCTGCGTGCACCGGGAGCAACGACCCGGTGTTCTTCCCCGATGGTGAGTCACCGGAAACGGCTGCCGACGCGGAAGAGCTGTACTGCCGGAAGTGCCGGGTCAGGGTCGAGTGCCTGGGGTCCGCCCTGAGGAACCGGGACCATGGCGTGTGGGCCGGGACCACCACAGACCAGCGCAGGATGCTGATCCGGGCCAGGAGCCGGGTCAAGTGCCCGGGGTGCAGGTGCAGCAAGTTGATCTCTGTGGACGTCTACGATCTCTGCACCGCGTGTGGCATGTCGTGGCGGACCGGACGCAAGACCAGGGAGCAGCACGATGAAGCCGACGGAGGAACCGGTGTATGTAACTGAGCAGCTGGGTGAAGACGAAGATGACGGAACGATGCCTGAAAACGTACGCGCTCTGGGGGAGGCGGTTATCGGTCACCGGATCGTCAGCGTGGAGAAGGGGGTTCAGGTCCCCGGCCAGTACTGCTGCATCACCCAGGGGGCGGTCATCACCCTGGACACGGGCCGGAAAGTCCAGTTCGCCGACACAGACGACTGCTGCGCCTATACGGAGCTGAAGACCTTCCTGCTCCACGCCGACCGGATCGACCACGTGATCACGGGGGTGGGAACCACAGGGGGATACTCCGAGTGGCACATTTACGCCGACATGGGTGACGTACTGGAGCTCTCCGTTGGCTGGTCCTGCGGCAATCCTTTCTATTACGGATACGGGTTCCACATCACTGTGCTTGACCCGGCTCAGTCCTAGACCACGGACACCGGAGCAGCCCTGTCCCCCCGTTGGAGGGACAGGGCTTTCCCCCATGCCTCCCACCACCGGTGCGAGTGGTCGTCCAGCCGCTGCGTCGCAGCAACGGCCCTGCCCGCCTCACTCAGCTCCAGGCGCAGGGGCTCCGACTCCCGAAGGCGCTTCAGCTCCCGGTACCAGGTGCGCGGCCTGTCTGCCAGAATCCCTGCGCCCAGCCTGTGCAGCCGGGCGTACTCAGCCCGGGGGGAAGCCACCCACGGGACACCCGCGGCACACATCTCCAGCGGCTTGAGGCGGCTCTTCGATCTATTGAATTTGGTGTCCGCCAGGGGGGCGATCCCCACCCCGATGTCAGCCACCGCGCGCGGCCATTGACCGATCGGGACGGGGAATCCCGGCGGGTCCGCGGACAGGCCGAAGGCCGACCCTGCTCCGGACGGGTCGCCCCGGATGATGAACTCCGCCCCCTCGGACACCAGCCGGGCCACAGCCCCGCCCACCGTGTCCGGATCATTGGGGTGGGAGTGGTACGCAGCAGGCCAGCCGAGGACGTCCGAGTCGGTGTGCGGAATGTCGTCATATGCGGCGGGCAAGTAGTTGTCCAGGACGACCCCCCTCCCGTGCGACGCGTACACGGGGAGCAGTGCGGCGGTGGACACGGTGACCAGGGTGGCTTCCCTGCACGCTGCGGACAGGTTCCGCCAGGAGTTCATGGACACGGTCCCGCCGGGCAGTCTCCGCCCCTCGCTGCGGGGGTGCAGCCCGGCCCACGCCGGATTGGACGGGTGGATGGACGTCAGGTCATCGTCGACGTCCACGACCACGGCCACGCCCTGCCGACGCAGGACGGAGACCGCCTGGGCCAGACGGCTGTGGGTGACCCGCTGGAAAACCACCACGTCCGCATCTGTCTCGACCCGAACGACCTCCTCGTCTTTCATGTGGACGCGGACGCTGCGGTCCCCCGCCCGTATCACGGTCACGTCGTGACCGGCCCGTTGCAGCGACTCGCCCGGCCAGATCATCCGGAACGATCCACACCCCCATGAATCCGCCGGGTACAGTACAACCTTCACGAATCGGATGCCTTGCGGACCCGTGCCCGGGACGCGGGCTGCTCCAGCGTGGCCAGCTGCTGCTCCAGCGCAGACACCTTCGTGACCAGCCTGTGCAGCTCTGCGTGCAGCTCGTCCAGACGGCCGCTCCAGTCCGGCCCCTCCCTGACATCGCCCGGTGTCAGCTCTACCGCCCCCAGCACGCGGCCTACTTCTTCACGCACCAGGTACACGATCCGGTCATCGATCGCCATGATCTTCTCTCCACTCTGTGGGGTCAGCAGGATAGGTACGCATGTCAGGTTCCGATCTTCTTGCGGAGGGCCGCGATCTGCGTGCTGAGGACCACGCTGGCTTTCTCGACCGCGGTCAGCAGCTCCTTCACCGTCGGCCCCGCCGGAGCAGGGGCTGGTGCGGGCGGTGTGAGTGTCCATCCGGCGGCGTGCTTGAGCCGCTCGGCGACCCGGCGGCGCACATCGCCCATCGAGATGCCCGGCCCGCGGGGGTCGATCTTCCCCGGCTGCCACTCCGCATGCCCGATGACGGAGGTGTCCCCGCCGGTGCCCCAGTGGTGCGCGCGCAGTACCGCGGCCGATGCGCGGACGATCGCCTCCACCTGCACGGCAGGCCAGGGGTCTTTGCCGTCTCCGAGGTTGACGCACTCGAAGCCGTAGAAGCGGGCGTTGCCGTCGGTGTTGGCTTCGTTGTCCGCGGGCAGCGGGTCCTCGGCGATGACGGCGCGCAGTACGTCGTCGTCGCCCAGTCCGGCGTGGTTGGTGCGGCCGTAGCCGATGAGGTGCACGGTGCCGGTCTTGTCGATGACGCCGTGGCACAGCGGGCCGGGCAGGCTGGTGTAGCCGTCGCGGCAGATCCGCACACTGGTGGCGGTTCCGGTGGTGACGGTGTGGTGGATCATCACCCCGTGGACCGGGCCCCACGAGCCCTTGTGATTCCGGTTGTGGGTGCGCCAGTCGCCGACCTCGACGACACGCACCCCCTCGGCACGCAGCGCGGCCAGGAATACGGACGCAGTGAGCGGAGTAGCCATCAGACACGCTCCCAGTCATCTGCGAGCGCGTCGGTCTGGCTGATGACCCACGGGACGAAATCGTCGTCTACCGTTTTCATCATCAGATAGGGCCGGAAGCGGCACACGGTCCCCTGGGGGATGCCCGTCGCATCCGCGGTGTTGGCATTGATCGGGATGCCGTCGGGGTAGCCACGCTGGTGGACGACGAACATGCCCCTGCCATTCCAGCCTGTGCGGGTGACGCGGTGACCGTTCTTGAGCGCATGCAGCGCATCGCCGAAATCCACGGCGGCTCCTTCAATCAGTGTGTATCAGGCCACTTGGTAGAGCGTCAGGCGGGGCCCAGCGATGGCTTGCACGGTAGCTGTGGCCTGGAAAACGGTAGTGGTTATCACGTTGGTGGACAGCAGGTTCGGTAGCAGGGCACTTACCACCAGCAGCGGAGATGCAGGGGCATCCCCCAGGTGCCGGACAGACGCGAAGTCATTTCCGTCAACCCGGATCAGTGCGCGTATGTCTGCTGTGACATCGGGCAGCTTGGCAAGGAAATGGGCGAAGTAGGTCCCGTCCGTGGTGACGCTGAACGCGTCCGGGGACGTAGCGAGATCAGCGATGTCGTCGTTGTCGTAGTTCACGGTGGAATAGACCATAGCTGTTTCTATGCTCGGGCTGATCACATTGTCTGCGGCCTCCCCGACGACCACCATAAGGGGCGGTGGGGAGACGATGGCAAGGAGGCTCGTAATATCCGTGTCAACAGCTTCCGCCAGGTCCTGCATCGCCTGGGGGAAGTCAGCGGGGTCGGTCGGATCCGGGTACGGGTAATTGCGGTTCGCTGTGGTTCCCATGACGCTCCGTTCAGAATTTCTGTACCCGGAATGCCTGGGCCTGCCGGGTGAGCAAATTCAGCGCTGCGGTCGAGTTCTGATACGCCTGGAACGTCATGAACTGACCGGCCACATAGGCAGGGACCACGGCTGTGATGAACGGTGTCGCGAGTACAGACACCGTGCCGAGCTGGGCGTTACGGGCCACGACGCCCAGGGAAGAATGCGTGAATGTGACCTGCCGGACCCCGCCACCGGACGCTGTGGCCCCGAACGAGACACGCAGGGCCACCAGGTAGATGCCCGTGCTGGTAAAAGTGATCCGATCAGTGGTGATCGTGTTATCTACCATGGCGTCGTTGTCGAATTCCTCAGACCCGGCAGGCCACGTGATCGTAGTGTCCGTCACATTCGCAATTGACTGCGCCGTGGACGTGGCCATCCGGCAAGCAGGCTTCGCAGCCCCGATCGCCTGGTCGTCATACAGGGTCTGGACAGCTGTGTCTGCCGAATCGGCCAGGTCCAGTACGGCGTCAGCGATATCCGCCGGATCGCTCAGTACCTGGTAAACCAGACTCCAAGGGGCGCCCGTATTCGCCGTCATGCGATCCGCCTCGCGATAATAAAGTCCCATTGCAGCCCGACCCCGGACGCCAGCACAGACCGCAGGCCCACCCTGCCGAACAGCGCAGCGCCTGCGGGGACCGTGGCCGTACCGGAGACGGACGTGTACGGGGGTGGCTCCGCGACGTTGGTCACGGTCGCGGCCACCACGTCGTCCACGGTGGTGGGCATGAGGTCCGTGTTGTTCGCGAACGTCAACAGGCGCAAGGTCACGTCACCCGTCGCTGCGCCCACCCCGCCCGCGAATGCACTCAGCGCATACTGCTGCCCGGGTTCGAGTCCGAACGGGGAGGAGTAGATCACCGTGGTCCGGGCTGACGCGTCCGGCGCGATCTCAAGGACGATGCTGCCCTGCGGGACACCCGCCGCCTCCAGTGTCTGTACCGACGCGGTGCCCACTTCGTCGTACAGGAACCAGTCGGTGGGGGTACCGGGCATCTCACCGTCCGCTTCAAAGCCCGGGTTCAGAACCAGGTTAGGGCCGACACCCGCCTGTTTGCCGAGCACCACCCAGGAGGCGTCCTGGTTCCCCACTACCACGAGGTCACCGACCACGGGCGCGTAGGAGTCCAGGTAGGCGGCCGTGATGGTGGTCCCGCCGACGATGACGTCCAGCGTGGTGGAGGACACCGACGCCACGGTCCCGGTACGGATCTGACCGGGGCGGACCGTCGTAGTGAGCAGCGCCTGGGCCATCGTGGTGCGGGGCATCAGAACTCCACCATCCTGGTCACAGAGAGCCAAGCGTTATCGAAGTCGGACGGGCTGGTGCCGGAGTAGTAGGGGCGCATACCGAAGGCTGTCACGGTGTCGGCCCGCACGGTGACGCTGCTGGCTGTCATCCGCCCGAAAGAGGTGACCGGCGGGGATGTGCCCTGCAAGTGGAAGCCGCTTCCGTTGCCCGTGAATTGCAGGGCGAGGGACTGGACATTGGTGAGCAGCACGGAGTGTGCGAAACCGGTGAGAAGGAAGACACCCGTCGTATCGGGGGTGATGGTCGAGTCAGTGGCCCAGCCCTGGTTGTCGTACTCCACCGTGTCAAAGGAGAACGCCGACCCGCTGGCGATTGACACCGCGGCAGTGACCCGCAGGATCGTGGTGGGAAGCTGGTAGGCGCTGGTGATCAGTGCACTGACTGTGTCGAAATCAGCGTCCATCGCTTCGGCCAGCGACCGGGTCTGCACGGGTGCGTCCGCATCGTCCTTGACCAGCGGCGGGGAACACTGCGGGTAGGGATAACTACGGTTATCGGTCAGGTTCATTCGTCGGTTCCTCCCGAGATCGTGACCGGCGGGGCCGTGGCCGACCGGGTGCCCAGGGTCATCAGCCCGCCCGTGGTCAGCGGGTAGGTGATCGAGTCGATGACCTGATCCGCGCTCTGCCCCCGGTAGGAGAGCGTGACCGTGTCCCCCGGCTCCAGCGTGGCATCCGGGACCATCGACACAGACCACTGCTCCGTGAGGGCGGAGGACGCGGCCAGCTGCTGCACCGCGAGCTGCTGGGCGGCAGCAGAGGACAACGGAGTCTGGATCTTGATGACCTGCGAGACGCGCCCGTACGTGTCCCCGAACCTGGTCGGGCTGGAGGCGTCCAGGTTACGGGCCGTGACGCGGATCGGGTCGGTGCCGTCGATCCTCTCGGACACCACGGTCACAGAGTTGGTGACCCCGTCGCGGGTCAAGGTGCGGGCCGCGGTCTCAGCCAGCCCGCCCGGCCCGTCTGTGATCACCGAGACGACGGACCCCAGCGCGTACGGGTAGCGGCGCACCACGAAGTCCCCGTCACCGAGCTGGTACCAGCGGCCCTGGAGGACTTCCGCCAGATCGTCCAGAGCCTGGCCCCTGTCCTCATCCCAGGTCAGTGCGGGGGCGTCCTGATCCGTCACGTCGTCGGTCCCGAAGGTCGCCTCAGGGACCGCAGCCAGGATCAGGCGCCGTATCTCCTCCAGGACTGTGGCCCCGCCGGTTGTGTTCTCCGGTGCTTCGAAGCGGTACCCCAGCACGTCTGCGGCCCGGTCGTCAGCCCGGATGGTCACGGTGCCGTCTGCCGTCCGCTGCGGCTCGTACACCCGCCCCCTGAAGACGGGGAAGACCTCCCACAGTCCGTCGGGGTACTGGATACCGGTGCTGATCTGGATCACGCTGGAATACGGGGACAGGATGCTGTCCACGTCCCCGGGGAAGTCGTCGTCGGAGAACGTCAGGCTGGCCGACCGGGTCACCCGGGATGTCAGGGACGCCCGGACGCTGCCGTCGCTGAAGGTCAGGTCGCTGGCATCGGCTACCTGGACCCCGTCCTGGTACACCTGCATGGTGGTGTAGCGCTTGTGCGGGTAGGGCAGCGTGAGCCGGTACGTGTCCGTGGAAGTGAGCATCAGGCAGGCTCCACCAGCATCCACGCAATGGTGGATGTGTCCGTGCCAGAACTGGACTGGATGTGGAAGCTGACACCCGCCGACCGGGTGTCGACCCGGACGAACCCCGGGGTACCGCCGTCCACCTGGCTGGTGAGAAAGATCCGGCTGGCCGCGGTCACCGCCGTAGTGGACACGGTCGCCGCGCCACCAACCAGCGCGGTCGCACCCATCTTGGCGTTGGACCCCTCCGCGACCCGCAGGCCGCTGCCGATGGCGTTCACGATCAGGTTCCCGCCAGCGGTGAAGCTGGCCGGCGTCGAGTCGACCGTGACCCACGACCCGCCGATGCGCATGTACAGCTCACCGGCCGTAGTGTTCAGGGCCAGCGTCCCGTTCAGCGGGGTGCGGGTGAAGCTCGCATCGGCCGGTACGCCTGCCACTTGCTTGATCGGGGAATGACCCTCGTACCGGATCGGCACCGTTCCTGCGGACTGCGCTCCGGCAGATCCGGTGCTGTTGGTGATGTTGAAGTCAGCGGTGGACGACGCTTCGTAGAAGACGTGCGCGCCCGTGGGTGCCGTCGTGTAGTTGCCAATGACGTTGCGCAATATCGCGACGGAGTTGGCCCCGGAGAATAGGTCAATGCCGGAATTGACCGTGGCGACCGCGCCGTTGGCAAGCAGGACGTTTTCCAGGCTGCTGTCCTGCGCTGACCAGGTGATGATGTTCTGCGCTGTGGCGTAGCCGGAGAAGAAGTCTCCCGCGTAGCAGTACAGGCCGTTGACATAGATTGCGACGCAGTCAGCAGATGCGAGAAGATGCGATCCTCCGCGGAGATTGCTGGTCTCCATCTTGCAGTCTGTGACGTAGATGCCGTTCGGGTTGTTGGTGTTGCTGGTGCCCGCAGAGATCCGCAGTGCTCCGTTGGTGAAGTTCTCCCAGCGGCACCCGAGGAACACGATCTGGTTGACAGTATCGGCAGAGAATCCGAAGCCTGCGGCAGCTGCGCTGTTGCGCAGATTTATCATGGGGGTGGTGGAATTCGCTGCACCCGTCACAGTCTCAAACGTGCAGTTGATGAACCGGGAGTCCCAGAACTCGGCAGTGTCTACCATGACATCGTTGTTGCTGGTCAGGTGCACATTCTGGAAGAGGAGGTTGTTCGCGTAGTACAGCTGCAACAGGTTCCCGGTCAGGCTGTTGCCGTTGAGAGTCATGTCCTGGATACCCGCGTACTTCACATGCGTGGCACCCGTGGCATCCGTCGACGGGCCGGACAGGGAGATCAGGACACCGTTCGCGCTCTTGGTGATGGTAGTGGCCTCCCGGCCCGCCCCGGTCAGGCGCACGTCCGCGGGCACGGTCAGGGATGACACCAGGTACGTGCCCCGGGGGAAGTACACGACTCCTCCGCCGACCGCTTCCACCGCGTCGATGGCTGCCTGCACCGCGACCGTGTCGTTGCTCACCCCGTTGCCCGTCGCGCCGTACGCGGCATCCGTGACATTGGTGGCCAGGTCGCCGATCTGGGACAGCGCCGCGTTCGCGTCAGAACCCCACGGGTCCTGACCGATCGTAGGAACAGTGATCATGTCTAACCTCCATCTCCGTAGGGCCCGGAACCATATGGACCGAAGCCGTATCCGTCAGTCGGGAGCGGGACCGGCGTCGCCGTGCAGTCGACAACCCCGAGCCAGGTCAAGCCGGTATTGGCCAGGTCCTGGCTGGTCTCGTAGCGCTCCTCGACCAGGCACCAGTTGGCGCACGCGGTCCCCTGCGCCGGGGCCGCGGGCGCGGGCCGGTCCACCTGGACCAGGGGTACATCCCACCGCCGGTAAGGAAGCCGCTGGTCAGACGACCCCGTGTAGACCTCGGTCAGCTCGCCGGGCTGCCAGTACGCGTCGGGCCAGCCGAACAGCGGCTGTATCTGGAGCAGCAGCGGACCGCCCGCGGTGAACAGGTCGTAGACGCTGTCAATCGCGTCCAGGGTGCGGGTCAGGAACGTGATGCTGGAGACGATGCCCTTGCGGCGAGCCCAGATGTCAGCGGGCAGCTCCCGGTCCAGAACGGGGATCAGGTTGGCGTCCGACGCCCGGCCCTTGCTCCCCAGCCGCAGCAGGGAGACCGGGTCCGCCAGGTCGGCGCAGGGCCCTCCGAGCTCCCCGCACAGGTCCACCCGGACGTTCGCCCACGGGCGGCCGGGGTCCTTGAGCCAGTTGTAGCCCCCGGATGTGATCGTGACCGGTCCGCCGGTGACGACGTTCGACGACGGATCCAGCCCTACTACGTCCTCGAAGGCACGGTAGGTGACGGCCGTGTCCAGCGGGGCTTCGCTGTCGGTCAGGAAGTAGTCCAGGGTCACGGGGAAGGTGGCGAAGCGGTACCCGCCCCGCACGATGTGCTCCGTGGCGTCGGGGTGGATGCGCACCACGGTGACCTGGTTCTCCACCAGGAACGAGTCAAACTGTATGTACAGCTCGATGTTCGCGAGCGCGTCGTTCGCGGTCGCGGTCAGAGTCGCCATTACCGCCTCACCCCCTGGAGCTGGAGCCGTGCGGCTGCGTCGCCTGCCTGGTCGATCATGACCCGGACCCGGTCTGTGAGGACACGGCCGTCGATCATCACCACCACCCTCGGTGCCGCGGCTGCGGCCACGTTCACGGTCGGGGCGGCCTGTCCACGGGCTTCGGATGACACGGTGGACACCATCGAGGACACGTCCGGGACAGCCGACAAGGACAGGTCCGCTGCCGCCATCTGAAGGGCCGGGATGCCCCTGGACAGCCCCAGCACCATTCCCGCGGCCGTGTCTCCGCCTATCTCCATGAAAACTTTGCTCGGGGAGGAGATGCCAAGCGCGGACTTGGCAGCGCCGATGGCGGAGGACACGGCCTCCTTGGCTGCTGACGCGAGGGACCCGGCCTTGTCACGGATGCCGCTGATCATGCTTGCGATCAGCTGCCGTCCCGTGCTCACCAGCCAGGACGCGGCACCGGACACAGCTCCCTGCACGCGGCCCTTCAGACCCCGGACCGCGGTGACCATCCGGCTGATGGCGCTGGAGACGGCCTGCCGCGCAGCGTTGAACTTGGATACGAAGAAACCGAGGACGGCTGAGAGTGCCGAGGACACCGTGCTGCGGACCGAGGACAAGGCACTGGACACCGTGCTGCGGACCGAGGACAAGGCACTGGACACACGGGAGCTGACCGCCGTGAACACGCGGGAAACCGTCTCGCGCACCCGGTTGAACACCGCGGAGAAGTGGGTCCCGACCCCGGAGACCAGGCGTTTTGCCGCGTTCCAGGCCCCGGTGAAGTCCCCCCGGATCAAGGCAACGATCACATTGATCGCAGGGACGACGATGTTCTTGATCACGGACGCCAGGTTCTTGGCCATGATCACGGCCAGCCGGACCACTATGCCGATGACCGGCTGGATCACCGGGAGGAGGCTGGTCAGCGCCCCGATCAGCTGCTCCCCGATCACGGTGATCAGCGGGCCGAGCGCGGTCAGCAGCTGGCCGACTGCCACCCCGAGGATGGCGAAGACCGGGGTGAGCTGGACCAGCAGACCGGACAGTACGGGAAGGATGGCGGCCGTCAGCTGCGTCAGCGTGTCCAGCAGCGGGGTGATGATCGCAGGAAGCGCCGCAATGACCGGTGCCAGGACTGCGGTGAGGATCTGCCCGACTTGCGCGATGAGGGGGGATGCCTGGGCGAAGATCATTGCCACCGCGTCCAGGAGCGGCACCAGCGGCGGCAGCAGGGACGCGATCAGGTTGCCGATGACGGGGAGCAGCGGGGAGAAAGCCTTGACCACGCCTCCGACTGTGACCGCGGCAGCCGCCAGCACAGGCCCCAGCGCCGCGATGACGGGCCGCAACCCGGCTCCCAGATCTGCGATCAGGACCTGCACCGGACCCGCCAGCGCGGTGATCACCGGGCCGACGGCCGCCAGGGCACTGCCCAGCAGCGGGGCCGCAGTGGTGGCCAGGACACCCATGGTCTGCACCAGGGCCTGAATGGCCTCCCGGAAACCGGCCGTCGCAGTGACATCCTCCAGTACCTGCGTGATCTCCGTGAGCACCGCGAACGTTCCCGTACCCGCGGTGCTGGCCGCGGCCAGGACGTTGCGCAAGGTCCCGAAGACGTTGCCGATGATCCCGCCCAGATCCTTCAGCAGGCCGACGGCTTGATTGACCGATGCTTCCAGCGCCCCGGACTGGAACGCATCGGACAGCCGCTCAGAGATCTTGGTAGCAGCCCCGGCCGCTGCTCCGGTGAGCCTGTCGAACGCGGGGGCTCCCGCGGCAGCGAGCTGGCCGAGCGCGGTGACCGCCCGGCCGGGGATATCTGACAAGTTCTTCAGGCCCGCGTTAGCCCCGGCCATGGCCGTGCCCAGCGTGCCTTCCTTGGCGAGCTGCGAGGCAGCTGCCGCGGTACCCAGCGCCATGCCGTTGAGGGTTGTGGCGGTGTCCTTGAGGTTCGTCTGGAGGACTGGCAGCACTGACGTGGACAGGGACGTCAGGGACTTGGAGAACCCGGTGAAGAGCTCCTGCTGAATGCCCTGCTGGAACTTGGCGAAGGAAGGGGCCAGTTCCCGGACCGTGACAGCGAATGCGCGGGCGGAAGGTGCCAGTTTCTCCAGCGATTCCTTGAACTTCTTGGTGCCCTCTTCCGAGGTGTCGAAAGCAGCGCTGACCGCGTCCCCGACACCGATCATGCCGAGTTTCACGACCGCGGAAGCCTGCTGGACCGCCAGCAGGCCCGTGGCCGCAGCCGCGCCTGCCGGGGCGATGTTCTGTACCGCGGCCACGATCCCGGCCACCAGGGGCAGTGCCGAGCCCGCGGCTGCGCCCACCGCGCCGACTGCCAGGCCGGCCCGCCCGAGGACGGATCCGACGGTCCCGGCCACCTGGCCCAGGCTCCGCAGGGAGATCCCGAACCGGTCGCCCCCGCCTGCGGCCCGGGTCAGGGACCGGTTGATCAGGTCGCCCTCAGAGACGAACCGCCCGCGCAGGTCTCTGATCCGCCCGTCCGCGTCCCGGCTGAACCTTTGCAGGGCCCGGAGCGCCGGATCGGTGTTCATGGTCACCGTGATGACGGCATTGCCGATCAGGCCGTCTCCGGCGGGTGTGCTCACAGGACCACCCCCATCGACTTCAGGAAGCTGCCGCTGGCGTCCTCGGCGCCGTACCACCAGTGCGGTGCGCGCGGGTCGCGAGGGGCCACCTGGACAGGTTCACGGCCGGGCACGGTCCAGCCAGCCACGGACAGCACCGCGTCCAGTGACTTGCGCGCGTCCTCGGCACTCTGGCCCTTCCGGACCCGCGTCCGCTGCGTCATCTCCGCGTAGACCAGGTTCAGGAACCGGCTCGCGGGGAGGTCGGCGAAGCCGGTTCCGGCTGCGGCGCTGCGTCCATCGAGCTCGTGCCAGATCCCGGGCCTGGTGACCCACTGGCAGAGGGCGAGAACGGCTGTGTAGGGCGTAGCCCGTAGCACTCCACCAGCCAGAGGAGGACCTCGCTGGCCTGGTCCAGTTCGATGGGCTGTTCCAGGTCGGCGAACCGTTTGGCGAACAGAGCGCTGGACTCGGGGAGCAGGACCATCGACAGCGCGTCTGTGATGATGCGCAGCTTGTCCCCGGTGGCTGCCTCAGCCGCGTCGGAGAACCGCAGGGCGAACTCGGTCAGGGTCTGGCCGGGGAGCGCGGGCGCGGCCTCGAACGTGTCCGGGCCGATGGTGAACACGACGCGCTCGCGTACGCGGGTGAAGTCCTTCACGGTCATGATCCCCACCGTAGGGGACTGGATCCCATGATCGTTCCGGAGCGGTACGCGTCACGGTGCGTGAGAGTGTGGGCAACGGACCCGGGTGTGGGGTGTGGGCAACGGGGGCCGGAAAGTTATCCACAAGACCCTGTGGATAACTTTCCGGCGTAAGCCTCTTAGGGGGGCAGACCGGACACGGAACAGGTGTGGTCGGTGTGGGGAGTGTGGGGAACAGACCCGTTACAACCATACGTCTGGCTTAGTGAGTCAAATGATCATGGTCTGTGTGGGGGTGTTCAGTGACCGAGCCATATGGGTTCCCAGGCCGGGGCCCACACTTTCCACACCGCCCACACTCTGCTTCCCGGTAAGACTCCTGGGACCGGTCACTCAGCGTGACTGTCTACAGGGCCTGCCGCAGAGCTTCGATCATGAAATTGTTCGGCTTCGTCCCCGGGTGGTGGACGATCTTCGCGTAGATGATGCGGCCGTTGACCGTGAACCGGAGCACCCCTCCCGGCCGCCTGGGTCTGATGATGTGCTTCGCGGTCCCGTTGACCACGTAGATGCTGGCCGGATGCGTGGACGTGATCACCCCTACCGGCCCATCTGCGCGGTAGTCGACCCGGGTCCTGATGCCTGAGCCCATGCTGCCCGGTGCAAGGCGCTCAGCGGCTGCCTGGACGCGTCCCGCGCGCCGTTGCAGGTTCCTGTCCACCAGACCCCCGGGAAGGCGCAGGAGACGCGCTATACGGCCATGGTCCAGCCGGAACGAGGTGCTCACGTTGAAGGACACGTGTCCATTGTCCCGCCAAGGGCCTGCTGTACCTGCCGGAGACCGGGCTGGAGGTGCCGCCCCCTCGTGAACGAGGGGGTCCTACGGGGCCCCTCTCGTCAGTTCCGGAGCAGCGCTACCAGGAACCGGAGCTCGTTGCCGACGCACCCGCCGGACGGGCCCTGTGCCACCAGGGGGTTGATGAAGAAGTCGATGATCTCCCGGTCCGGCTGCGCCCGCATCGCGCACAGGGTCACGGTGACCGACTGGAGCAGCTCGTGGGCGTCGGTCAGGATCTCCTGAGCGGATGCGTCCAGCGCGGCGGTCGTGGGCGCGAGATCATCCCCCTCCGGGTTGGGGGCGCAGCGGATGAGCTGGACCACGAACTCACCCACATCCCAGGCCGCGTCACACGCACCCGCACCGATCTGCGTGGTGAGCTGCGCGGGGAAGGTGTCGGAGAGATACACCCGGGCCACGGAGACGGCCAGCAGACCGCAGTCACAGGCGTCCCACGCGATGGCCCCGGGGACGACACAGGACCGGTCGGGCAGCGTGGTCAGGTCCGCCATGACCGCGGCCCGGACCGTCTCCGCCACGGTGTACCACTTGAGGGACCCGGTGATGAGCGGCATGGGGCCAGGCTAGTCCGTCGGCTTGAGGCCCCGCCCCGCCCGGCCTAAGCTTTTCTTAATTCAGACAGACAGAGACACAACGACGGAGGAATCATGATCATCACGGTCAACGTGGCTGTGCTGCTGGCGGTCATCGTGTACCTGCGGGTCCGGCGTGCGGTCGCGCCCCGGACCCGGGCGGATCAGTGGGTGACCGTGGCGCTCGTCCTGTCCCTGGGCCTGCTCCTGTACCCGACGGACACGGGCCGGTTCCTGTCCCGGATTCTCGGGGCCTTCCTGGGGTCCCTCGGACAGGCCCTGTCTGCTGTCGCGCTCTAGGTGCTGCGCTTGAGCGTGGTCTGTGGTTTACTTAATTCCGAGCGGAACTGTTCAAGAACGACTGCCCGCCAGGATAAAACCCCAGGTGAAAGAGACTGCTCCCCGCGCACGCGGGGATGATCCCGGGCGCTGCGCATGTGCCTGGGCTGGGTCGGCCCTGCTCCCCGCGCACGCGGGGATGATCCGCAGGCCCTTGCGGACCCGGTCGGTGAGGTCGGCTGCTCCCCGCGCACGCGGGGGTGTACAACGTGGACCGCCCTACGTGCCCGCTCTGCGGACCGTGGGGCGGTCCACGTTGTACACCCGGGACCGCTGTCTCAAGCCGTACGGATTCCACGTGGACAGGAAGATGTCGACCAGGTACAACCCCGTGCGCCCCTCGCGGAAAAGAGCCCCCACATCCGGGTAGCTGATCGTCACGCCCTGGCGCACCAGCTGCTGCAAGCCGGTCGGCAGCTTGCAGTCCCCGCCCTGTGCGGCGCGGATGATCTCGCAGGCCAGCGCCCCCACGGCCAGTTCTGCTCCGGCGGGCAGCGCCTCCCCGTACGCAGCCGTCACCGACCACGTGTCTGCCTCTGTGTCGTCCTTGTTCAGGTCGTTGCACCGGGGCCAGACGCCCCCGTCTGTGCGCACCACGAGCCGGTTGTTGTCCAGCCGGTACGAGCCGGTCACCATCGGCGTGCCGTCGATCTTGATTTCAATGATCTCGTACACGGGTGCGGGCAGCACGAACTCGCTGACCTGCGTACACGAGCAGGTACCCGGGCAGGACTCGCAGACCAGGTTGAACCACAGGCCGCCGATCAGCGCAGGCTGCGGGTAGTAACTCGACTGCCAGGACGGGCCGAAGTCGTCGTACATCCGGCCCGAGTAGCAGTCCCTCCGGCACGGGCGCAGCGTCACATTGCACAGCCCGAACCGCATCCCCGTCATCGCCCACAGGACCTCGGTCGCAGTGGACACCGCCAGGCCCGTGAGGGTCGGGCTGACCGCGGAGATGTCGCAGGTCCACTCAACGGGCCAGTCGGAGCACGGGCCTGTGAGACCGCCGGTACCAGAGAGAACCGCCTGCTCGGTCGGGTTGATGACGGGCACGGCGCCCCCTTACGCGACTGTGTTGTCGATGATGTCACCGCGGGCTGCGAGCGCGGTGAGCAGAGACGCAAGGGCCGCGTTGCCGCCCCGGCTGCCGGTGATGGTCGCCTGCCCCACCGGGCCAGATCCGTGGAAGCCGACTGTGTCCGTCACCCCGTCCAGCGTGTGGACCCGGGCGCCGAACGCGCTCGCATTGAACTGCGTTTCCGCAGTCACGTGCAGGAGCGGAGTCCCGGACTCCAGGCGGAGGTAGTTGTTCTGTACGCCCGTGAAGTCCCCGCCTGGAAAGGTGCTGATGAACCAGTCAGCCCCGCCGGACTCGGTGTCCAGCGCTCCGCCCCCGCGCCTGAAGCGGTACGCCTTGCCCGTGCCCTGGATGACGAAGTCACCATCGGTCGCCAGGGTGTCGGCCACCGGGCGGTACAGATTCGTATCCGGGGCGACGACGCCGCCCCCGAATTCGATGGTGCCACCCGCCCGGAGGATGATCCTCCGGGCCGTGTCCGTGTCGACACGTACCGAGATGACCGGGTCTGTAGTGGCCGTTCCGATACCGACCAAGATGTCGTGGACGTGCACGTGCCCGTTCAGGTCGACGGAGCCTGCGATGACGACGGAGCCGTCGTCGGCGATGGTCACGGTGGAGTCTGTGAGCACCAGCCCGGTGACGTCGTCGAAGCGGGCGACCGCATTGTCTGTGACCGCCCCGGCCCCGCTGATCTTCGAGGCCAGCGCCGTGGTCAGGTCCGCCTGCGTCACTGGCTGAGCCGCTGCGCCTACCGCGATCTCGAATGCTTCAGTGTCGATGTGAACCCAGTACTCCCCCTCCTCAGCCCAGAAGGTGAGGACACCGGCCGCACTGGTGGTGGCCGGGTTTGCCAGGGGGATCGTTCCGGCCGCGTCAGCCCACAGCGTGGCGAGGGTGTTCACGGCATGCTCGAACACCCTCGCGGGGATGCTGGCCGCGAGGGTCCCCGAGGGGAACCAGTAGGTGTCGGTGTACTGGGCTAGTGCCATGGGGTCTCAGGCGAGCGTGGTCGTGTCGCAGGCAGCCGTGGGCGGTGTCGCTGTGGTCACGTTCCACACCCAGTGCTCATCGGTCAGCACCGACTCACCCGCCGGGAGCCAGGTAGCGCCGACCTGCGTGTCCCAGGTGGGTGCCGCGCCCCGGGTCTCGGAGATGAACTGGAGCGTGGACCGCCCGAGCTCGATCGTGTAGCTGCCGAGCTGGACCGCGCCGACGTTCGGCCAGGCGTTGTAGATGTACCGCTGGTTTCCCGACGCGTCACACGCCCCGGACCCGGCGACTTCCTGCCAGACCTCCATGGAGAATCTGTTGACCGGGGTCCCCTCCGCCACAGCGAAGCCGGTACCGGTGACCGGGTCACCTGCCCCGAGAGTGCGCGCGTCAATGACATAGGAGGCGAGTAGCACGTTGATCTCGCACCAGTCCACGGTGAGCTGCATACGCTTCAGCGTGGGGTCGTCTTTCTGGTTCACGCACGCGGTTCCGGACGCGTTGCGCTCGAAGAATTCTTCACCGTCTTCGTACTGCGGCTCCATCTCGACCTGGATGAAGCCTCCGCTGGTGGCGACCAGACCGGGGGTTCCGGTCACGGGGACGCCGCAGGAGTCCAGCGCCACGATCCGCAGGACTGTGCCCTTGATCGGTGTCGCACACGTAGAGGTAGCCATGCCCGCTCCTTACGCGGTAGGTACGCCGATGTCGATCAGGGCAGCGATCAGGCAGCACGAGTAGCCGATCACGTACGTGCGTTCGGCGATCATCTGCACGGTGTTCTCAGCGCGGTCGAAGCTGTCCCGGACCTGGGTTGCGAACACGTCACCCCTGTAGGCGAATACCGGTCCGGTCGCGTAGATCCAGGACGTCCCCGCCGCAGGCGCAGCCCCGGCCGGGGACGTGCCCGGGTAGTCCCCGCTGACCACGACCAGGTTCCCGGACATGGTGCGCAGTCGGCCGTCCACCTCCTGCACCAGCAGGGATGCGGTGAACGTGGGCAGCGCGAACCGGGGGATGTGGATGACGCCTTCCCCGCCGTAGCACTGGTCCAGCTCGTGCTCCAGCTCACCCAGTCCCACGGCCACGTCTACGCCTGTGATCGCGATCGTGGCTGCGGACTGGAGCACGATGCCGCTGCTGTCCAGGACCCCGGCACCGGATGCCAGGTGGGGCAGCACGATGCCTGGCTGGCCTCCGGCCGTCCCGGTCCAGAAAGCAGCTTCGACCTGCGAGTGTTCCACCCGGTCCAGGGAGTCTTCCGCCACCGTGGCTGCGTCCGCCAGACCGACCGGGGAGCAGTCGAACTCTGCGAAGGCCGTGAACGCTGTAGCTCCCCGGAACTCCTGGACGACGTTGTCAGCCTTGGCGGGCGGGGCCGGGGGAGAGCCGGTCCCGGTGACCGTGATGCATTCGTCGTAGGTGGTGTCCCCGGCGGGGCACCGGTCGATCCAGGTGACGCCCTGCTGCCAGTGGTCGGGGGGCGCAGGCTTCTGCGCTGCGTCCCACAGCCCGTACGGCAGGGGGGTGAACACAGGTGGATCGGCGATCGGACGCGCGCCGGCCATCAGCGCTCACCTCCCTCCGGGTCAGAGAACGGATCAGAGGTTCGGGAAGGCTTCCAGGCTGGTGCCGGGAACGACCGTGGCTGTCGTGGTCGCACCCATCACGGAGAACGTGATCCGGTACTGCCGCGACTCGTGACCTACTGCGGCGATCAAGTGGCACTCCTCCGACCAGGCCGCCGTGTAGTCGTTCTCCGCGTTCAGGACAGAGTCGCGGATGACGCCCAGGTCCAGGGTCATGCCCTGGCCGTGCAGGAACGTGCCCGCAGCGAAGATCATCACATCGGCCGTGGTCGGCCAAGCGGTCATCGGGGTCGCGTTGCCGAACTGCCCGGCGCCGCGCACCTGCCAGTCGTTCACCCACTGGACCCTGAGGTTCCGGTCTGTGAAGAACGCGGTGATCTGGGCGTCCGCCACAGACAGCAGGTCGATACCGGTCCGCCACGCCAGGTCGGCCCGGATTACATTGCGCAGCCAGTACGGGGCCACCACTTCGAGGATGTCATCTGTGCACATGCCGTAGCGGGCGCGGTAGTCGGTAGCACCCAGGTCGATGCCTCCGAGCACCTGCTGGAACACCGGCTTTGCCGTCGCGGCCGTACCGCCCGCGGCGAACTCGCCTGTGGAGATCACAGCCGAGGACGCGGCGACCATGAGCGCAATGAGCCTGGCGTTGATGGCACGCTCGTGCGCCCGCATCAGGAGCTGGAGCGTGTTCTGCGTGGCTTCGGGGTACGCGTCGTTGGTCAGGTTGCCCGCGGTCAGGCAGATGCCGTAGCACTCCAGCCGCGCTTCATCGAAGGTGGGGCAGGGGACCCTCATGCACGGCTTGTTGGGGGAGCCTGTGACGGTGGCTTCGTCGTCGCCCTCGGTCCACAGCCACGGGATGGATTCGTTGGAGACTGTGACCGCGAACCCGCCGAACGCGGTCGAGCCGATAGCGGTCGCGAGGGAGGGCGAGACCGGGAACTGGATTCCGCCCCGGGTGATGCCGACCGTCGGCAGGTCGATGAGACCATCCGAGCAGGCGATGTTGAAGAAGTCGTAGCGGATCTCGGACGGGGCGCACCAGCCGCCGCCCGCCACGAGGGACTCTTTCACCTCGGGCCGGGTGAGGTGGTTGATCAGCTCGCCGACCTGGGCGAAGGACGTCCGGTCATCCACCGTGTGCTCAAAGGCGTTCTTCACCGTGGCCACGATGTGGCCCTGCTCGGTGGAGCCGGTCCGGCTGACCGGGATCGCCTTGGCCTTCTTCGCGAACGCGGCCCCGAGAGAATCCATCGTGGCCAGCTCGGTGCCGTGGGAGACGCCGGGGATGTCGATGGACGCAGTGACCGCGAGACGCGGGGTGGTGACCGGTACGGCAGGGGCGAGACGGGCTGTCTCGGACAGTGAAGCGGTAGCGCGGCGGGTCATCGCGCCCAGGTCCATGCCGCCGCGCCGGTCGGACATCATCGTGGCGAGCGCGGCGGTGACGCCCTGTGCGGTCGCCTTCGCGATGGCTTCGGCGTCGACGGCTGCTGCGACCGGCTCTGCCGTCACAGGCTCCGATGCGCCGTGCACGCGGGTGGCGATGGCCGCCATCTGGTCGGCCGCCTTGACCCGGGCCTGCTCCGCCAGGCGCTGCTCCCGGACTGTGCGGACTTCGAGTTCCGCGCCGATCCGGTCCAGGTCGTCAGCCAGGCGGGTGGCGTAGGCGATGCGCTGGGACACCGCTTCCGGGGAGACTTCCACGCTGTCCTGGCCGTGGATGCGGTCGAACTCGGCCGTCCCCTTGGCCTGGAGTTCCGCCAGTTCGGCGTCACTGACCAGTGTCAGATCCGGCGGGGCGGAGAACAGTTCATCACGGGCCATGTTCAGACTCCCCTGTGACCGAATCGGACTAGTCCGAAAGGACTACTCAGAGTCAAGTTAGCACCTGGCACGGGAGGGCGGCAAAGATCAATATCATTGATCGATCCGGTAAAACTAAAGGTCGGGGAAACACACCAGCCCCCGGGACCCAGGAACCGGGGGCTGGTGTGTGACTGGGCATGACTACGCCGGGGGAGGGGGCACCAGAGGCTTTGTCTTCCGCTTGCCGCATGCGCACATGAGAGCCGTCACCTCCCCTCGTGGACGCGGGTGTGCAGGTCATCCAAGATCACCCGGTACGCCCTCTTCAGGTCCATGGCCTCAGGGTGCCAGACCGGAGCGGACACCCCTGCCGCGACGAGCGCCATCGGCTGGCCTCCGGCTACCCGGGCCCGGGTACGGGTGTCGCCTTGCAGGAATCCGGCCACGTTCACCCCGAGCAGTGCGACCAGGCGCAGCTTCCCGCCGACGTTGCGCCAGTCCCCCGACACCCTGCCCGCGGCCCGCAGGGCGAACACCGCCTCCGGGTCTGCGCCGGGGCGGATCTGACCGGCCAGCCAGATCCCGTGCTTGTCATTGCCTACGGCCACATCGGCGATAGCAGTCCCGGTGTTGTCGTAGTGGTCGGCGGCCGGGCGTGCCTTCATGTACAGCGACGCGTGCCCGGTACCGATCGTGATCTGCCCGACCGCAGCCCGGGACCCGTCTGAGCAGACCACTTCGCCGGTCATGTAGTGGTCGTGGACATCCTCGCGCGGCGCGGTGACGCACTCCCCGTCGTACCCGATGTGGCATGCATTCCACGGGGCCACGTGTCCGTACAGGTAGCCGTCGTCTGTGGCCACCACCCCGGTGTACCCGGCCAGCCCCGGGTCTGCGAACCGGGACGGGTGCGGCCTGCGGTCGGTGAGGGAGACAGACGCGGTGACCGGGCGCAGCCGGAAAGGTTCCGGTTCCATCCCGGCGTCCCGCAGGTGCGCGGCCACGTGGTCGTACACGCCCCGCCGGTCGGCGTCAGGGATCACGGTGCCGCCCCGGGCTCCGTGCAATGCGCCGATGGTGGCGGAGCACGCCTTCAGATTCGCAGGCCCTGCCGACCCGTCGTCGCTGATCTCATGGTGGAGGAACTTGGCGGCTGTCTTCGGCAGCTGCCCGTCCTCCACTGCGGCGTCATCGAACCAGCCGTACGCGGCACGTACCTGGTCCACCGTGAGCGGGGACGGCAGACGCTTCTCGTTGACCCCGGCATCCCAGTCAGCGTCTGATGTCGCGGTGTCGTGAGCACCCACGGCGCCGAACTGGTACGGGACCCCGCCGGCCACGAGTCCCCCGGCCTCATCGGTCAGGGCTATGTACGCCTCAGCGAACGCGGGGATGTCAACGAGCGTCGCAGCACGGATGCGGCCCGCATGAAAGATCATCTTCTCCGGGGGCGGTCCGCCGAACAGCAGCGCCAGCGGATCGTCTTCGTCCGCCTCACCGCCGCCCTCGGGCCAGACCAGCTCCACATCAGCGTCGCTGATCGAATCGGCGTCGATGGACACACCCCGCAGGAACTGGCCCTTGATCAGGTCGTAGACGCGCTGCCCGTCCGGCTCCCCCAGATTCAGTACGCCCTTGCCCATGATCTTTCCTTCGTCACGCCAGATCTCGTCGATCCGGCCGACGTTCACCGCCACGGTGTGCGGCTCCCCGCCGTGGGAGTCCTCCTTGTTCCAGCGCAGCGGGACCGGGAGATCAGCCCAGGTCAGCGCACCGGAAGCGAACTCGCGCCCGTCCCCGGTGACGATCCCCTCCACCGCCAGGGGGCCGGTCCACGGAGCGGTCTGTGCTGCTTCCACAGCAACCGGGTCCGTAAGATCACCAGCCATCATGGCGCGGTAGTGGTCAGCGTCCTTCATCCGCTTCCGGTCCTGGGCCGCGTAGTCCACGGAGACGTCACCGGTGCCGTCGCCCTCCGCCGCGTACAGCGCAGCGACCTGGTCTTCGGCTTCACCGCGCGTGGCGAAGCAGCCCTCCACCGACCCGTCCTGCTCCTTCACCACGGCGAACGGCTCATCACTGCCGCACTCCCCGTGGTCCTCGACCACCGTCCAAGGCATACCCGTTCCCTCCGCTGCGGTTACGGCGGCCGAAGCGGTCGCGCCGGATTGATCACTCCACACGGTCACGATCGTCCCCCGGCACCGTGAGCCGCCTAGGCAGTCCCGGTACCCGCCGGACGAGTACGCCACGAAGGACGCGGCCAGCGTCGGGTACTCAGTCCCGTCCACCTTGCGACAGGGGAGACACGAGTTACGATCTAGGACTTCTGAGGCGAAATAGCGCCCGGGCGGGGCCACGGCGAGCACGGTCCTGCGCCCCTCGCTCTGCGCCTGCGTCACCGCGCCGCCCACAGCGTCCCGCGGCCCGGCATCGGTCAGCCCCGCCAGGTGTTCTTCCACACCTGCGGTGACCAGATCAGGTGTCGTCCCCCGGCCGAACAGCCGCAGCGCGGCGCGCACCGCGCTGGTGACCAGCGAGGTGGACATGAGCCGGGCGGTCACCCGGGCCACCGAGTCCAGCAGGTCCCTGCCTATGGCTGCGGTCAGCGAGTCGGCCGACGCGGCAAGGGACCACTCCGGGACCGTGACCCCCTGCGCTTCGGCTTCCGCCTGCTGATCCTCCGCGGCTGCCTGCGCTGCTTCCAGCAGGTGCGGAAGCAGCACCTCGTAGACCGCTTCGTCGTCCACCGCGACCGAGTCCAGGGCGGTCAGGTCGTCCGCCTTCGCAGCGGCGGATACCTGGGCCACGATCTCTTCCTGCTGCCGGGCCCGCACCGGTTCCAGGGCGGCCAGCACAGCGTCCACCGTGTCGGCCCACGCGTCCTGCATCCGGGCGAAGTCGGTGTGCGCAGCCAGCTCCACCGGGGTCAGGTCCCGGCGCAGCGGGGCAGCCGCAGCGGTCAGCGCCCCGGACAGCGGGATGTCTGTGTACTCCCCGCCGAAGGCTACCCGCACCCGGTCGAACTCCACCGGACCCAGCCTGCGTTGCAGTTCCTTGGCCAGGGACAGGTCACCGGTGTATGCCACACAGATATGCGGTGCCCACGGGGTGTGCTGCTTAGGCAGCTCCGGGTCGTTATGGCCGTCCTCCAGAGCACGGATCACCGGTCCCCGGACCTGCTCCAGTGACATGCCGTCATCGGACCGGTCTTCCGCCGGAACGTCCCCGACCCCGAGCACCCAGCAGGGATCGTCACCGTTGCCGTTCCAGTGGTTGACCCCGAAGACGACCCCCTTCACCGTGCCCGGGCCGTCGGCGGTGACGAAGTCCATGACCCTGTTGGTGATCGACACGCGGTCGTCCTGGCTGAATGCACCCATGTCGCAGCCGAGGAAGAACAGTGTGACGTGCAGTTCGTCGGCCGTCTCCCCGCCTGGGAGCTTCAGCCGCTCCGCGTCGGCGGCCGTCGGCATGAGCGCGACCATCCCGCAGCCGGGATGGTCTCCGTCCGCCAGTTCCACGACCCGGTGCCCGTGGGCGTGCTGCACATGTCGGCCCCGCAGGTGGAACGCCGCAGCGCTGACCAGGGCCCTGTCTCCCTCGCGGTACACCCCGTGCGCGGCCATTACCGGACACTCCGGGTGACCCGGTAGTCCCGCACGTCCCGGTGCGGGGTCATGCCGCCGACCCGCAAGTGCCCGAAGGCGTTCAGCGTGCACTCGTACAGACCCGCAGTGCCCGGGTGCGCAGTCCGCTTCAGCTTCAGGGCGGCCTGCATGTACGGGCACGAGTAGGTGTGCCCGTCGCAGGCTTCGGGGTGCAGCAGCTCCCACCGGTCGGCCAGGGCGAACCGGACCGCATGCGGAGCCTGCGCCTGCCGGATCAGCCTGTCCGTACGCAGGGCAGCAGCCGCGGTCCCGTCATCGGGTCCGGGCGCCTCGCCCCCGGACGGGGGTCCGTTCTCCGTGGACGCGGGAAGATCCTCCTGCGCCGCTTCAGCGACACCGGGCGCCTGAGCAGACACGGGAATGACCGGCGCCAGGTCTTCGCCGATGAGCTGGGACAGGGCCGACGCAGCTCCAGAGGGGAGCGTCTTGATGATGACCTTCAGCCCCTGGTCCTTGAGGTCATCATCCGTGGGCTTGTCCGCTTCGGCGAAGCCGGCCTCCCGGCGCAGCGCCTCGCCGGACAGTTCCAGCCTGTCGTAGAGCCGGACCGCGTCATCGGACTTGTCGGGGCGCATAGCCAGCTCGGACATGTCGTACCAGACCACGAACCGGGACACGTCCTCTTCCCCGGACGCGGCTAGACGCGGCTGGAGGTAACCCGTGGTGATCGCGTTCGCGATCAGTTCGGCGTCAGGGGCGATGGTCGTCTTCAACGCCCCCTCCTCGATTGCCCATTGCCCCCAGTGGTTGACCTCCCCCATACCGAGCAGGACTTCCGCGGGGATGTTGACCTGCGTGGCCAGGCGCTTGATCGCGCTGTCCCGCTTTTCGATGATCTTTTCGTCGATCTTCAGTGTGAAATCAAGGTGCTTGACCTTGTCGACCCACTCACCCGGTACCCGGACGGGGATCGGGATCACCGCCGATGCGGTGCCCGGCTCCCGGATCGCGGTAGCGGCCAGTTCGATCCACTCAGCCATGAACGGATCGTTCGCTTCGGCGAACTCCTCGCGCACCGGGAACATGACCTCATCTGGAAACAACACCACGCCTGCCGACGCCAAGCGGGACAGGTACTGCGCCAGGATGTGCCGGTTGACCAGCTCCAGTTCCCGCATGGTGGACCTGGCCGACCGGGCAGAAGAGTCCGCCTGGTGGTACCAGCGCTTGTGCGGGCGGTGAATCCGGACCACGACCCCGTCGACCAGAGGGCGCCAGCTGTCCCCGTTGACTGCCGTTTCGTCTTTGACCTCGTACCGGCCGTGCCGGGCCCGGACCTCATCGATGGACCGCACGGTCCACTTCTCAGCCCCGTCCCGCATCTCTCCGACCAGGTACCCCTCGCCCGGGACCGCGAGCTGCACGGCCAGGCTGGCCATGATCTGCGTCTGGCCCGATACGCCACCCGCGAGGGTGTCCATGATCTCGACCGCGCGCCCGCCTTCGACCCGGACCGGTTCGTCCTGGCCGGGGACCAGCTCGGCTGCGAACAGCCTGACACGGGACTGCATGGCGGACAGCCACGTGATCGAATAGTTGAACTCACCCAGCGTGTCGTAATACCGCCAGACCTCGTCCTGCCACGTCTCCGTGGTGCGCAGCAAGGTCGACTGCGGGGACGCGACCGGCGTAGCGGCCGATGTCAGCGCCCGTTCGTACGCCGCGGACAGTGCCTCGCGCGGGACAGATGGCCGCTTCCCCAGGCCGAACGTCCACCACGACATACGACCTCCAGATCAGTTCCTGTACGTAACTGTAGCCACAGGCCGGGGGACGGACGCCGCCTCACCAGTCGCGCTGTGCCAGCAACGCTCCCAGCGCCCAAGCAGACAGCCAGTACAGAACCGGTACCGGGAGCCCGGCCGCGGCCCACGTTCCGGCCACAGTCGCTGCGGAGATCCATCCCGACACGCACCAGGGACAGCCCATCAGCTCGGCAAAGAAGAGCGGGACCCACCCCTTGCGTGCCAGGTACCTGTGCGGCTCTCCGTCGATCTGCTGAATAGCCGGGGCCGAGGACGGGTCGCTCCTGTGGTCCGCCCTCTCTGCCAGTGTCAGCGGGCGCCACCCGCCCACGACCCGGTCGCGCAGCCACAGCACCGGGGGGAAGTCGAAGTCCACGATCAGCTTGGTCAGGATGAATGTCGACAGCGACAGAGAAGCCAGCAGGAACCAGGGGCTCAAGAGCTTGTCTCTGTCTCCGGTGTCTCCCGCACGGACTGCGCCCGGTTCCGGGGGTACACGGGCTGCCGGGCGAACCCGAGCAGCCAGCCCCAGCGCCGACCCGCGTGCTGTTCGAGGAGTCGGCCCATGGCGTGGTAGGCAGCTCCGAAGGCCAGGACCAGGAGTGCCTCAAGCGTCGCGGCGTCGATGTCCAGCCCGTACGCCGCGGCCCGTGCCACGCCGAAGCCGACCAGGTACGGGACGAAGGTGCGCCACAGGGACAGCAGCATGGTGTATCGGGTATCACTCACGGGTTCCTCTTCCGGTTCGGCTGGACGATCACCGTACCCGCTGTCCGCCGATGTTCTGTCCGGCCGCAGCCCCGCCGAACGCGCCGACCCCGGAGCCCCCGGCCCGAACTAGTTTCATATGCCATGCAGTCCATACCGCGCTGTCGACACGGTCCGGTGACCAGCCGATCTCCGGGTGCCAGACGCACATCTGCGACTCCAGTTCCGGGAACACCCCCGCGTGGTGCCAGCGGCCCTGCGCCGTGAGCGCACTTACAGGCTGCGCCCGCACCGCCTTGCCCCGGGTCGCGGTGACGGTACGGATCGGGATGCTGACCCCGAGGGCGTCCGCCGCGGTGCGCAGCGTGGCCAAGGCCATGGCCCCTCCGTAGTTGATCTCCACCGCCATGTCATCGGCTTCCCAGTCGATCGCGGCCTGTACCGCGCGTCGGCCCCAGCCGTCCGGGGGAAGATGACAGGTCCGGTCATCGAGCACGTACCCATGGGCCTGCGGGCGCCCCCCGTCCCCTGGGATCACGAGCCCGGACTTCCCCGCCACCACGATGCCCTGTTCCCCGGCACCGCCGGATGGGTCCACGCCCACCGTGATCCGCACCAGGTCCGGGACCGCGTCCGGCTTCACCCGGGCCGCGTCGATCATCGCCCGGGTCCACAAGGCGTTCTCGTCCTCTTCGAGGATGTGACCGAGCAGCTCCTGCGACCCGAGCTGTGTCCCGGCGTAGGTCTCCTCCAGCGCGTCCTTGATCGACTGCGGCAGATGCGGGTTGTCGTAGGTGGTGACGCCCGAGGTCAGCACCACGTTCCGGACCAGTCCCCCAGCGAGCTTCTTGATCAGCGGCTTCGGCTTCGGTGTCGTGGACCCGACCCAGTGCGGCCGTGGACCGGCGCGCAAGCCGAACCGCATATGGTCCCAGCAGTCGTCCAGATGGCGCCACGCCGCGATCTCCTCGGCCCAGACCGCGCACCTGTTCGATCCAGCACGCAGCCGTTCCACGTCATCGGGGGTGTGCGCGCCGAACAGCTTCGCCTCAGCGCCGTTCGACCACTTCACCGACAGGCCGCCCGGGCCGTTCACCAGGCGCGCCGTGGGGTCGTGCGCCTTGATCCCGGACGGACCGTTGACGCACGACGTGACCGCGTCGCCAAGGGTGGGGCCGATGATGCCGACCCAGTGCGGGACCGGACCCGGCAGGCAGGGCGGACCGTTGACATGCTGGGTGATGTAGTTCGCGCACGCGTCCGTCTTGCCAGCTCCACGGCCTGCCAGTAGCAGCCACCCGTACCAGTCACCGGGGGGAGGAATCTGGTGTGGCAGCGGACTCCACTCCGGGGACGCGAACCGGGCAGCCAGGGCTGCGGCTGCCGCTCGCCCCACTGCTGCCCGGTCACTGGTCACGGGATTGAGTGTGCCGTGCTCAGCGGCGTTGTTCTGCCCGGCGCAGCTAGTCTGCGTCCGCCTTGGCCCGGTTCAGCTGATCACCAGCGGTCACCCCGCCCAGACGTGTTCTCCCCATGCCAGTTCCACACCCACGTACGGCGGTTCAGGTGGTGGAAGTCGGCGCCTGCCTCGACCAGCTTCAGCCAGCAACCCCAGTCATCACACGGATTGTCCGGCGGACCCTTGGGCTGGAACCCGCCAGCGGCACGGATCAGCGCGGTGCGCGCGAGCACGGTGGTGGGGATGTAGTTGCGCACGTGTAGTTCGTCGGGGTCGAACGGGCGCCCCTTCGCCGCGAGGGGGTCCCAACCACCCGGCACGATGAACCACGGGTAGATCACGTCCGCCCCTGATTCGTCGGCCGCCTCCAGCAGAGCGCCGACGTGCTCTGGAAGCCACTCGTCATCGTCGTCCAGGAAGGCAGCCCATTCGGTCTGGACTGCGGCCAGCGCCCGGTTGCGAGTGGCTGCCGCGCCTTCATGGTCGTGGTCGACAGCCACGCTGATGGCGTCGACGGGCCGGGTCTGGTGGATCACGCTACGAAGAGCGCGCTCAAGGTAGTACTCACGGGGCGGGATGGTGGGGATGACTGCTGTCACACCGTGACGCATCACGCAGCCCCCCGCTCTTCGATCCGCACCAGCGACTCAGACTTGATTGAAAACACAGGCCGCGTCCCGACCCGGAAGACGATCAGGTCGCCATCCCGTGCGTACCCATCAGCGGTCAAGTGCTGAATCCGCGTGTCCCGCTTGTCTGCGGGTGGGGTGTAGTACACCGCGTAGTTCATCGTTCCTCCGCCGCTCAGTCGTTTAGCTAAAGCGTACCAGCGGCGCCCGGCGCAGCTAGTCTGGCGCTGGACCTGTACCAGCTCGCGGACGGCAGGTGAGGCGAGATGTGGACCGACGTGGTGTGGGGTGCCCTGACCGCAGGCATGGTGCTATTGCTGGGGACGGGGGCGGTGCTGGAAGTGCGGGCACTGCTCTCGCGGCGGCAGGGCGACACGTACTCGGAGTGGCTGCGCCCACAGGCGAAGCGGCACCCGGGACTGCTCCTCGCCGTTGTGGGTGTGCTGCTGGGCCTGCTGGCCTGGCTGCCGGAACACATCCTGGGCTGACGCCCGGGATGGACGAGAAAGAAGAGGTTCCAGATGAAGAAGACCTTCGCGGTGCTCGGGCTCATGACGATGGCGCTGGCGGGCACCGCTGGCGTGGCTGTGGCGGACCAGGCTGCGCCCGGCGAGTGGACCTGCCAGACCCCCTCGGGCAATGAAGTCCAGGGCGAGTGCAACGGCGCGGCGCTGGTAGTCGTCAACCCGGGCGGCCAGGTTCCTCCCGGCCAGAACAAGTAACACAGCGCTGCTGCGCCCCCGGTCGTGGCCACTGACGGGAGCCCATGCGGCTGCCTCGCCCTGCCCGCGGTCATCGGCTTCCTCGCCTTGATCGCGGTGCTGTTCGGGTCCGCCGCGCTGTGGGACCTGTACGGTGTCTGAACCAGCTGACCCCCGCTGCCGGTACCAGCCCTGGACAGGTCGAGACCGGCAGCGGGGGTCAGCTGGCGTTCAACGGCGCTTCTGCCGCACCCGCTTCCGGGCCGCGTACCCGGTCAACTGCTGCTGCGCCCCGGCGTCCCCGTGCCCCGGCCGCCCGCTGCTATTCGCGCCATGATGGTTCCAGGTCCATGAACGGCGGGGCAGGTGGACGATCTGCGCCCCGGCCGCAACGCATCTCTTGGTGAACCGGAAGTCCTCCCCGTACACGCCCTCGAACCCCACCTGACGGGCGAGACCGGTACGGACCAGGATCGTGATCGTGGTCGAATGCGGGGCGTCATCGTCCCACGGCTTGCCGAAGAAAGCCGGGAACGGATCGTGGCCGCCGACCACCCGGAACCAGGGGTAGACGTAGTCCGCCCCCGTGTCCCCGGCGCAGCGGACCAGATGCTCTATGTGGTCCGGGTCCATCTCGTCGTCGGAGTCGAGGAACGCGGTCCACTCCGTCTCCACCATGGAGATCCCGCACTGCCGCGTCACCGCCGCCCCCATGCCGTGCACGTCCCGGGCGAGGATCAGCTGCGTGGGGTGCGTCTGCGCCCGGACCGAGGACGCAGCCCGGTCCAGCATCCCGTTCCGCTCCCGTGCCGGATGGAAGGGCACGACGCAGGTGACCCCGGGTCTCAACGCGGCGTACCCCTCCACAGGATTTCGTTGTCCCCTTGAATCAGCAGCTCCCGCGTGGACCAGGGGCGGATGCCGTAGTCCGCGTTCGCGGCGAACGAACCGTCAAAGTAGTGGAAGCTGGCCAGGCACCAGAACGAGACATGCGTCGGGTCGGCGAAGGCGTGCCACGTCCCCGACAGGGCGTTCGGCACCCGGACCTCGAACACTGCTCCCGGGCGCAGCACGCGGTGCGCCTCGTTCATCACGTCGATGCGCGGCTGCCCGGCAGGGATGTGCTCCATCACGTGGCTGGCCCGGATCGCGTCCACGCTGCGGTCCGCAGTCGGCCAGGGCACGTCCTGCGCGTACCGGCGCCACGAGCCTTCCCCGTTGCGGAAGTCCAGGTTCGTCCAGCCCGGCTGGACCAGGTGGCCGCCACCTATCTCGATCTTCAATGGTTCGCACTCCCCTCGTACCGCACCCAGTCGTTCGCGAAGTGCGTCCCCGGGAACGATGCCGGGCGCAGCCCTGCGGCACGCAATGCCACGGGCTCCGACACCTGGTCCTGGAACGTGTGCTTGTCAATCAGGTAGTTCCAGTGGTTCTCGAACACGCTGACCCGGTCATCATCATGCCGCCGGGCGATCACACCCGTGGCCCATAGGCCCCAGTTCTCCGGGTGACGCTCCTCGCGAGCGGCCTTCACCTGTGCGGCGAAGTCCTCCCCCGTGTATTTGACCCGGTCAACGGATGCCTCAGCCTCCGTGTACACGCAGTCCCGCCACGGGTGGACGAACTGAGCGATCGGGTCGGCCAGCGCCAGAGCCTCCGTGACGAAACCGGGGGACGTGACCCGGAACGAGGCGTCCACCCACACGGAGCGGTCCGCGTCCGTGAACTCCCACGGGAACAGCTTCGGCACTTTGGCAGCCCTGTTCGGATGCGTCCCCGGGCGCGGCAGGTGGACCACCCGCCAGCCCAGCGCCCCGTTCCTGATCGACGCGTCATCTGTGACCAGCACCCAGTCCACTTCGGCGCCGTTCTGCGGCAGGACGGGCTTCAGCGTGTCGTACCCGCCGTAGATCGCCGACACTACGGCTGCCTGCGGGCGGGTCAACGGTGCGCCTCGTACTGCACCCAGTCGTTCGCGAAGTGCGTCCCCGGCAGAGCCAACGGACGCAGCCCGGCCAGGCGCAGCGCGCACGGCTGCGAGATCTGGTCCCGGTGCGACCACATGCCCACCGACTGCGACCAGAGATCACCCAGGCGCCTCACAGCTTCCGTGTGCCGACGCACGATGACGCCCGTCGCCCACAGACCCCAGTGCACCGGGTGTCCGCCGCGCCGGTATGCCTCGGTCTGCTGCTGCACGGTCTCCGCATCGTCCATGCCCAGCGCCAGGACAGTCTTCGCTTCGTCGTACAGGCAGTCGCGGTCCGGGTGCCTGAACTGGGCGATGTCCTGGGCCGGGAGGTGGTCGATGAGGTGATCCGTCATCTGCGCCACAGCCCATTGCGACGTCACCCGGAACGAGGCGTCCAGCCACACAGACATGCCCGCGTCTGTGTACTCCCACGGGCGCAGCTTGGGGAGCTTGGCCGCACGGCGCCGGGACATCTCCCGCTTCGGGTCGAAGACCACGCGCCAGCCGCTGGCCAGCTCCGGGTCCGGTTCACGGTCTGTGACCAGCACCCACTCCGTGAACGGGCGCGTCTGGGTGACCACCGGTTTCAGCGTGTCGTACTCGCCGTAGACCGATGTGATCACGGCGATCTGGGGGTGGTTCACCGGTACCACCGGACCGTCTCCGCTACCCGGCTCCAGTCCAGTGCCGGGCGCCAGTCCAACCGGTCCCAGCCCTCCCCCTCGGCAGCGATGCGCACCGGAACCTCGCCGGGGCGCATGGGCAGGTACTCGATACCGGCTCTGCTCCCGGTGATCTCCAGTACCTCCCCCGCCAGCTGGTTCACCGTGACGGGGATACCGGTCCCGGCATCGAACACCGCATCGTCCCCGTGGGCTGTGGCCTCGACCAGCATCCGGCCCACGTCATCGGCGTGCACCAGGTCGATGGTCTGTTCCCCGTCGCCCCACACAGGGATGGGCCTCCCCGCCCACGCCTCTGTGGCGAAGGTGGGGAGGATCTTCTGCGGGTGGCCGGGGCCGTGCGCCTGGTGCGGACCGTAGGCGTTGAACGCCCTGACGTGACTCACAGGCACGTCGTACGCCAGGTGCCACGCTGTGGCCAGTCGCTGGGCGCAGATCTTCGTCGCGGTGTACACGCTCGGGAACACGTGCGGCATGGTGATGCCCACGTAGCGGACGCTGTAGTCCCGGCACCATTCAAGGATGCGGAGCGTGCCCTTGACGTTCACATCCACGGCCGCTTCCGCGTCATCGAACAGCTCCGCCGTGCCGAGCATCCCGGCCAGGTGGACCACTGCGTCAGCGTCCACCAGAGCGGACAGGTTACCGAGGACATCGTTCCCGTCGTGGCGGTCGAAGGACCACACGTCGTGGCCAGCATTCTCCGCTGCCAGCACCGCGGCCCGGCCTATGAAGCCCTGACCGCCAGTGATCGCTATGCGCATGCGCTGCTGCTCCTTCTTCACCATGCCGGCCGACCCCACTTCTTCACGAACAAATTCATGTCGCGGCCGGCCTGTTCGTTCAGTCCCTGGTTCGCCACGGTGTACCCGTTGGGGTACAGGTGCGTGTGCTCGACCCCGGGAACGATGACGCTGCCGCCGCTGGCACGGGCGGTGTAATCGATCGCATTGTCGCCGCACCACCACACCAGTTCCTCATCCGCGCGCAGGCCCCCCTCGCCCCGCAGGGCGAAGCACCAGCCCGTGATCCTGTCCGGGCCCGGTTCCGTGAGCAGCCGCATCGCCCGGCCGCAGAACGCCAGCTGCGCCCCGTCGTACCGGCGCAACCCGTCGGTGAGGACCTTGACCGAGCCGGGGTGCATGACCGTGTCATCGTTCAAGATCAGGGTGTTCCACCCGGGGGCGCCGCTGGATCCGGCCAGGGACGCCACCGCGTCCAGCCCGGTGTTCCACCAGCGGGAGATGTTCCGGTCCGCTCCCGCGTCCCGCACGACGGCCACGGAGTCGGCGTCCAGCCCGGTGTACCCGCCGTTGACCACCAGGACGATCCCGTCCACCTGGCCCCGCACAGCGGCAAGGCAGTCGTGCAGGCACGGGCGCCCCTCGGAGGGGATCACGGCGTACGTGGGGATGCGGCCGGTCAAGACAGCCACGCAGGGTTCGCCACGTACCAGCTGACGATGTCTGCCAGGGATTCTTCCAGCGGCCACGTGGGCTTCCACCCGGCCGCCTCCAGCTTGGAGCCGTCCAGGGAGTAGCGCAGGTCATGCCCCGGTCTGCTGGCATGGAAGCTGACCAGCTCGTAGTGCAGCGGCTTGCCGAGGATGCCCGCGATGGCCTGCGCCATCCACAGGTTGGACTGCTCGGTCCCGACGATGTGGAAGCGGGACGGCTCCGTCCAGCCCGGGTACATCTGGGGGGTGTGCTTGTTGGCGATGAAGTCCCACGCGTCGGCGAACTCCCGGGCGTCGATCCAGTTCCGGGACCCGGGAACGCCCTCCGGCGACGCGTGGATCTGCACGGTCTCGCCCGCTAGCACCTTGCGGATCACCGTGGGGACGAACTTCTCGCCATCCTGCATCGGGGAGACCAAGTTCATGCAATTGGTGATCACCACAGGCACCCCGAAGGTGCGCCAGTAGCTGAACGCGATCGCCTCCTGCGCCGCCTTGCTCGCCGCGTACGGGTTCGAGGGGGCGATGGTCTCCCACTCCCGGTGCCTGTGGTCCCCGTACGCGGGGCCGTAGACCTCATCCGTGGACATGTGAAGGACCATGCGGGGCTTCACCCGCCGGGCGTAGTCCAAGACGTTGGTCATGAGGTCCACGTTGTTGCGGATGAACGGGCCCGGGTAGGCGATGGACCGGTCCACGTGGGATTCGCTGGCTACGCTCATGATGATGTCCACCGGACCGATCATGGCTTCGGTCACGGTGTCGATGGGTGCGGTCAGGTCGAGCATGACCGTGGTCACGCGGGACAGGCCGTCCGGCACAGAATCGATGGCAGCCGCGATCCGGGGCGGCACGCCCTTGTGGCGGAACGTCACCGGACACGTCACCGTGTCGTCTGTGTTGATCAAAAGGTGGCGCAGCACATGGCTGCCCACGAAGCCTGCCGCCCCTGACAACCAGACACGCATCAGTACACCCCCGGAGCGGTGAATGCCTCGTGCGCCGCGCGCAGCAGGGCGAACAGCCGGACCGTCTCCGGGGCCGGGTTATCCGCCGACCACGTGGTCACGATCCGGTCCACGTCCGCCGGACTGAACAGGATCGTGACCTGCTTCAGCCCCGGCTCTGTAAACAAGCTGTCAATATCGGGCATCTGTTCCTCCCTCAGTTGTCCCGCGCAGCGTATCCACAACGGGCAAAGCCCCCGTGCCGTACTGGGGCACGGGGGCTTGAAGGTCATACAGCGGGCGGGTCATTGCTCATCGGGGCTCTCCTCCTTGGGCCGGGTCCATCCTCCGGTGCTGGCCGCGTACTGGCGTGAGTGCTGCGGCTCGTCCTCGGCGCGCTGCTCGTCGCGGATGGGCATGTCCCTGGGAAGTGGCACGGTGCTGCTCCTGTCTGGGGCGGGACTGATCGCTCACGCGGTCGGCCCCGTCAAAGGATCGATGAGGTCGGCGCAGCTCGCCGGGATGGTGGCCGCGTCCCGTACGGATCTGATCCGCGAGCTCGTGCGCGAAGTTGTCAATGACCCGATCCACTGCCTCACACTCGCCCCGGGCGAAGCTCCGGTTGCACGAGCCGCGCATAGTCTCGTGCAGTTCCTCACGTGCGCTCATCGTTCCTCCGTCGGTTGTCGTCCGTCCAGTTTACCTTATTCAGCGGACAGGAGCCGCTCCTGCGCAGCACCCAGTGCCCGCATCCTGTCCTCCTGCGGAAGCCCCAGCACGTCCAGCGCAGCAGTCAGCGCATCCGCCACCAGACCCCCCTCCATATCCAGGCGGCGCCCCAGGGACTCCATCACCCCGGCGTCCACAGCCGCCTTCGCCAGTCGGCCCGCGGTCAGCCGCTCAGAGCGGGACTCCTTCAACCACGGCTTCATCGACGCCGGCGGGTCCAGCGGGTCACCCCCGTCGGCGATGTGCTTGCGCAGCGCCTCCTCAAGGACCAGGTCCACGTACCCGGCCCGGGACATCGACACGCTGACCAGCTTCAGCAGCGCGTCAGTGGGGCTCGTCCCCTCGCTCTTCGCCAGCTCCATGGCCTGCTCCCACGCCCTCTCCGACTGCGGCCAGGACCCCCCGTGCACCTCGCAGTGACCGTGGCCGAAATGCCCGGTCCCCTTGCCCGCAGGATGCGTACACGCAGAGCCGCCCCGGGTCCGTCCAGGACACCGGGGCGAATCGTACTTTCTCTTTGTCATCGCAGGTCAGGGTCTCGCGCGTTACCGGCTACGTTCCGACAGCCGGGCCAGCGCAACCCCCAGCGACGCGCCGACGGCACCGCTCGCCAGACCTGCGTAGAAGATCAGCCACATGCTCATGCACCCTCACCTTCCCTCTGTGCCACGTCCGGCCACGCCACGCTGTCCAGGGACGCACGCTGCGCCTGCGGAAGTGTGACGACCGGAAGCCCCAGATGATCCATCCCCATGGCCAGCAGCCACCAGGCGTCGCACTGATTGTCGTCGGCGAACTCCCGCCCGGCACGCTTGTACGCGGCCATTCCCATGGCCATCTTGTCAGCGCCTTTCTTCCCGGTGGCGTAGACCTTCAGCGTGGACGGGTTCACCACCGCGTACGGCACCCCGAGGTCCAGCAAGGCCGTGCGCACCGCGCCGTGAACCATGTGGATCGCCTTGATCGCCGGACCCTTCAGCCCCGGGGGCGCCTCCTCCACCACAGCCAGGTCCACGCCGTTCAGCCCGGCCGCGCCCACGACAGCGTTCCGGATCACGGCCAGCCGTCCGTCCCCGCCCTTCGCGTCCGTCGTGACAGTCCGCGCGTGGCCGTCCGGAAGACAGATCCCGGTAGCGGTCATCGACAGGTCCAGCCCCAGCACCTTCAGCGTCATGCTTCCTCCGTCATCAGATCCGACACTTCCTGCATCCCGTCCAGGGACGATGCCACCTGGACCAGTCCCAGGGCTGCCTTCGCGAGGCTTCGCGCCTCCTCCGTCCACGGCCCCGGGCGGGTGCCCACGGCCTGGCTGAAAGAGGCCGCTTCATCTTGCAGCCGGGCAGCGTCACGGGCCAGCCGACGGGACTGCCGGTTGATCCACCGCTCGGCTGCTGTGGCCACGGGTCAGCCCACCCGCTCCGCAGCGATAGCGAGGTACACCACGAGGACCGCTACCATCGACGCCCCCGCGATACACCGCACCGCCTCACGCTGCCTGCGTACCTGTCGGTCCACGGGGGATCAGCCGATCCGGGTAACGGACCTGCGGCCCCGCCGCGCGAGCAGGTAGACCGGGGTCCACAGGCCCATCGTGCAGACCATCATCACGAAGTGGAACGTCCCCGCGATCCAGCCCATGGGCCGGTACGTGACCGAGTAGCGGGGCGGCAGGGCTGCGGTGGTCTTGTCCCACCGGGCGTACTGGTCCTGGCTCATGCGTCCTCCGTCTGTGCTGGTTTTGTTAAAGCGTATCAGTATCACCTGCCCAGGTAGCACGCAGCCCAGTCGGCCCCGGGTGCGGACACGTCGGCGAGGATCGGCACACCCCTGAACTCGAACGTCATCGCGTCCTTCAGCCCCTGCGTCACCTCATCCACCCGGTCCACGGGCACGTCGACGATCACCTCATCGTGGACCACAGCCCTGAACATGGACATGACCCCGGGAATCCGCTCAGCCATCCGGAGCAGCCCCGTGGTCATGATGTCCCGGGCGCAGCCCTGGCCAGCGAGCGCAGGCGCCTGCGTCCAGGCGCGCTCCGGATCGCAGCGCATCTTCCGGCCGAAGCCGTTGTCGATCAGCTGGCCTGCCGCGCCCTGCGCCCGCACCGCGTCCCGCCAGGCGCACAGCAGCGGGAACCGCTCGGTCATCGACCGGTCGAACCGCTGGACCTCCTCCAGCGGGATGCCCGTGGACTCCGAGATGGCCCGGACGGAGCGGCCGTAGTTCCACCCGTGGCCGATCGGCTTCGCATCCTCGCGCCGGGCCGCATCCCCGAAGACCTGAAGCGCGATCTCTGTGTGCGCGTCCTTGCCCGGCCCGAACAGGTCCAGATACGCGGGGTCCTGCGACAGGGCGGCCAGTGCGCGCATGTCCACCTGCGCGAAGTCGGCCGCGATCAGGACGTGGCCTTCGTCGGGGAGGAACACCGCGCGCTGGACCACCTTGCCGCCCCGCTTGCCCAGGTTGGTGATGGACGGGCGGGTCATGGCCCAGCGGCCCGACGCCTGGTCTTCGCCGATGCCCCCGTGCACCCGTCCGTCCCGGGCGAACCGGGCGATCTCCGCATACTTGGCGCTGGCCCCGGTCACCTCCCCGACCAGCTCGCAGATGCGCCTGACCCCCGGCAGGTGGCCGTACGCGCGCAGCATGCCGGGGGTCTTCTTCGCATCGCGCCCCCTGCCGACGAAGTAGAACCCCTCCCCCAGAGCGTCTGAGGACGTCGCCAGCGTCCCCGTAGCGGTCTTCGGGTAGTGCGGGGCGCCTGCCGCCTGAAAGGCGCTCACGAGGGCAGCCCTGCCCTCGGTGGTGGCAAGCGGGGCCAGCACCGGTTCGTCCGTCGTGGTCTTCGCCGCGCCGCGCCCCCGGCTCACGGCCTTGGTGAGCGGGACCCCGTACTCACTGCCGAGGACCTCCAGCGCAGCCCGGCGCCGGGTCTCCTCCTGCGCCACGCGCTGCGCCAGCAGGGGCTCGTCCACCCGCCAGCCGCTCAGCGTCATCCGGTTCTGGATCGCCGCAACCTTCATCTCCCGCCGGGCGTAGTCGTCCAGGTTCCCGGCCAGCGCCCCGTAGACGGCACGCGTCGCCTCCAGGTCGCCGTGCAGGTACGCGATGTACCGGGGATCGTCCACGGGGATCAGCGCGTAGCCGAACGCCACGCGCTGCGCACGGGTCAGCTTGGCGCCCGTCACCGGGTCTGTGAGCGGGGCGAACTGGAGAGCCAGCGCCTTCAGGTCATCGCTCTTGCCCGCCACGCCGCAGCGCTGCGCCACCGCGTCCAGGGAGTAGTACCCCGGCCGCATGCCCTTGGCGGAGGGCGGGTCGGCGAGACGGGCCAGGACCGCGGTGTCCACGGTCTTGGCCGCGAGCGCGTCGTAGTCGGCGCCGCAGTGGCGTGCCAGGGCGGGCAGGTCGAAGCGGAACACGTTGTGCCCCACGATCATCTTCGCCCGGGTCAGGAAGTCCAGCAGCGCAGCCGGGTCCGGCGTGGTCCCGGCCGGTCCGTCGGCCGCGGCACCGCACAGCCGGACGAACGGGCCCGCGTGGCCCCAGGTGTACAGGAGCTCGGCCGACGCACCCTCGATGTCGAAGTATCCGATGTCTGCCACGGTTCACGCCCCGGCGCGCTGCGCTGAACGCTTCAGCACCCACGCCACGTTCTCAGGCCGGTTGTCGTACATGCTGCCGCTGAGGTTCTTGCACCAGTGGTCCGGAGACGGGCGGGGGCCGTGGAACGCGGTGCAGACCACTTCGCCCACAGGGACGGACTTCCGACCGTCTGCGGCGCCCCGCGAACAGGGGACGAACAGGGAGTTACGGCGCCGCGACCGTTTCAGCGGCTGTCCGGAGGGGCCGTGGACTGTGCCGTCATCCGACACGGTCAGGCCGGGGAACCCGGGTGCGGGACGTGGGTTCACCGGCCCAGCTCCTTCAGGACCAACTGCCGGATCAGTCCGGCCACGGTGACATCGCGGGCTGCGGCCAGCAGCCGCAGCCCGCGTCGCTCTTCCGGAGCCAGGTAGGTACTCACTCGCACGTGTTCAGCCATAGGCCAATGGTACCACTTGCCGGTTAGTCCCGGTAGAAGTCGAACCCTCCCGGGTCGTCCGTCACTCTGGGTGACACAGGGCCGGGGGCGGCCTCCGGAGTGGGCAGAGTGTGGGCGGTGTGGAAAGTGTGGGGGTCTCCCAGGGAACCCATATGCCTCGCTGAATCAACGCCACTCTCTTCAAGATCATTAACTTTTGAGTCGCGTACGTATGGTTTATACAGTCCGTTCCCCACACTCGGCACACCGCCCACACCCTCCTTTACCTTAATCGTGTCCGAGTCCGTACCAGTATCCGTCTCAGTGTCCGCTTTGTCGGTGTGGGAATCGGTGTTCGAAAGCTTGTTCGGTGTGAGTTCTACCGGTGTGGGTTCACACCCCGGTGTGACATTGAGACCCACGTTCTTGTTCTCGTGCCGGAGCCTCACTTCCCCCACCCCGCTCACGCTCCGCAACCGCTCGATGAACTTGCGGGCGGACATAGAACCGGACGAATCCTCGTCTTTCGCCCACGCCTTGAACAGCTCGTGCAAAGTGGACTTCTTCGTCCCCCGGTCCGGTCCCACGAGCCTCCCCGCGGCATCCGGGTGCACCGTGCACTTCTCGCTGACCCACAGCGCCACCCTGTCCGAGCGGGTCTCGAACTCCCGCATCACGCGGGAGTCAGTCGGCAGGTACCCGCCGCGCCCCGCGTACCGCTGCCACGCAGCCACCCACCGGACCAAGATCCCCGGCAGCTCCTCCCGGACCATCCGGTCTTCGATGCCGGGGTCCTCCCTGCCTGTGAAGGAGTACGGGAACTCGAACGGCTTGACCCTGTTCGCGTACGCCCGGGACGCCTCGCTCACAGTCGGCAGCTCGTTCGCGCTGAAGGCGAACAGCGCCTGGTTGGTGAAGGTGAACTCCTTCCCGTACTTGCGGTTGGCGTGGATCATGTCTTCGCCCGTCAGCATCTTGAACACGCTCATGTCCGCGACGTGCTTGGCCGACAGGTCCGCGGCCACGTTGAGCATCCGCTGGTACAGGTTGGCCGCGGCGAACCTGTCGTCGGACAGCTGGTGCAGTGTGACCGCGGAAGTGTTCTCCGCCCCCGCGACCCTGCCCATGAGGCGCAGGTACGTGGACTTCCCCGAGTGGCTGGGCCCGAACAGGAACACCGCCTTGCCCGGCGTGGCGGACGGGTCCAGCATCAGCGACGCAGACTCCTCCAGGTCCTCCAGCTGGTCCGGGATCACTGACGCAGCCCAGTCCAGGTATCCGGGGCACACCGCGTCGGCGTCCCACGCCACCGGGATCTGCGTGACCGACAGGAAGGCCGGGTCGTGCGGGAGCAGCTCGCCGGTGCGCAGGTCAAGCATCCCGTTGCGGCAGTTGAGCACGGGCGCGTCCATCCGCTCCGGCAGCCTGGTCCCGCTCTCTGCCAACCGGCCGATCAGCACTTCCTCGATCGTGGTCCGCCAGTTCGGCCGGTACTCCTCGCCCAGCTTGCTCTGGACCACAGCGAACAGCTGCTCGCGCCCCCGGTCGATGATGTACCGCCCGTCCCGGTACAGCGCCACCATGGACCCGTGGGCGAGCGCAGCAGGCTGTCCCTCCAGCACGGCAGACGCAGCCGTCTGCGCCAGCAGCGACCCTTTCTCGTTGAACAGGACCGCCGCGTTCCCGGACTTCTTCCGGGCAGGCGCACGGCCAACCGACTTCTTCGCCTGTTCGGCGATGCGGCGCAGGTACGGTGTCCGCTTGGCTGCGTCCCGGCGCCCCAGGACGTCGTCCAGTCCCTCCTTCGCACGCGCCCCGGCCAGCCGCGCGAACACCACGGACCCGGCGCCCTCGGCGTCCAGCGCCTCCTTCAGCCCGGTGGCCGCTTCCCACACGTCCCGGTTGGTGGTCACGTCCGCGTCGAACAGGCAGACGATGCGCCGGTCCTCGGCCCAGGACAGGTCTGTGCCGGACCAGTTCCGGCACCCGGGCACCGCGACCACGCCCCAGCCCTCGGGGGCCCACACAGCGGCAGCCAGTCCCTGCTTGGTGCCTTCCACGAACAGGACCGGCTCGCCCTCTCCCGCACGGCGCAGATGCCCGAGGAACGTACCGCTGCCACCGGGCTGGACGTACTTGTGCAGTTCCCCGTCCGCGTCCTTCGCAGGCACGTCGGGGCGGAACTGGATCACGGTCCTGTCCAGATCCCGCCATTCGAAGAGCATGCCGGGGCTCTTGACCCACTTGCGGTGGATCTCCGGCGGCACGTGGTCGGGGTGGCGTACCGCCTTCACCCCGTACCGCAGTGCGTCCGCCAGCGGGATGGCGCCTTCGTCCAGCAGCCGCAGGGACTCAGGAGTGAACTCGTTCCCCAGTGCGTCCAGTACGCGGTCCTGTGCCCCGTCCACGTGGCCGTTGGCTTCGATAACATGTGTCATTGGCGACTCACTCTCGCTCGTGCCCCCGGGGCCGGCCCACGGTCGCCGGGGGTTTCTCTTTCCAGGGGAGTTCAGCGTACGGATCAGGAGTCCCCTCAGCCGCACTCCCCGAACTCGAACCGCGCGCTGCGCGCCGCGGTCAGTGCCGCTGCCACCCGGGGTGCCGGGCCCGGCGTCCACCGGGTGACCACGTCCACCGCCGTGCCGTCCTGCACGGCGAATGCACGGGCGGCCAGGGACGGTCCCGTCCGGGGGATGTCCCCGGTCAGCACCAGCGTGACGTACCCGTGGGCTTTGGCCTCTACCGCGAACTCACGGACCTTGGCCAGGTCCTGCCCCGACGGCTGCGCCCCCTTGATCTCAAGGAAGATCTTCAGCTCGGGCAGGTGGAAGTCGGGCAGGTACCGTGCTCCGGAGGGCAGCGTGTACCCCTGCTGTTCGTACGCCCACGCGATGCCGAGGTGGTCGAGGAAGACGGCTGTGCGGGCCTCGGTCCTCGACCGGAAGCGGCACCCCGCGTAGCGGGTCTGGATCGGTTGGATGGTCACGTGAAGCACTCCGGGTCATCGGCGTCCGTGCAGTAGCAGGTCCGGCTGCCCTGGTCGCTGCCGTTGTCCGGGAACAGGCAGCGCTCAAGCAGGCAGACGTGCCCCAGCTCCCACGGGTGCCCCTCCAACAGGTCGCATCCGTGGGAGAGGAAGCAGACGGGACACTCGTCCAGGCCGTGTCCGCCCCAGGCGTCGGCCCCTCCGGCTGGGTAATCGCCTTGTCCGTCGGGGTTGCTCACGATGCGGTCCTTTCCTGGTTCATGGCCTGTACGTCTCGTTCCACAGGTTCCGGTAGTCCTCCGGGCTCATCTGGCCGTTAGCTACCGCGCGGCGGTCCATCCTCCGTGCTGCTGCCTCTACCTCCTTCAGATCGCTGCTCTCCAGATAGATGCGAAGGTCGTAGAGGTCGTGGTCTGTGATTCCCCCGGGGTACCGGAACCTCACGACGCGACCCGTTCCTGGTTCACAGCCGCGTCCGCTCCGGGCACCGTGGCCCGGTCCAGTTCGTCAGCGTCGATCCGTACGCGGCTGCGTCCGTGCACCAGGTGCCGGGTCAGGGTTCCGTCCGCCAGCCACCGGGCCACGGTGCGCAGGTGCACGTCGGCTCTGTCTGCTGCCTGGTGGCGTGTCAGCCAGGTCTTCGTCTGTGTCTCCATGCCCGGGAACATAGCACCAATTGCCACCTGTTGACACTCATCGCCACCCCCGTGATATAGTTCAATCAGCAGCACAGACCGATGGCGGAGGACCGATGACCAAGACCGAAGAGACCTACGCAGCCTGGCTGAACATCTTGGGCAGCGGGACCGTGCAGCCCCCGGCTGTGGCGCAGGACCTGCACGCGATGCACGACATGGCCCGGAGCACCTCTGCGGCCGAGCACCTGGCATCCGCGTACATGGACGTGCTGCTGGCGCTGATCCCCCAGACCGGACCCGAGCAGGCCGCGGAGGCGGCCTGGGGGCTGGTGGCCGCAGCCCGCGCGCAGCACGTCCGCTACACCCCCGGGCTGCCGTTGGTGATCGACGGGGTGGACTGCTCCCCGGAGCACGTCCGCCTGCTGGAGGGCTACCGGGAGGACTACCGGCGCAGCGCTCTGGGCATGGACACGGCCCCGCACTGGGTCGGCTGCCTGTGCAGCCAGACGTGCCGGGACCGGGGTGCGAGCGCATGAGCGCTGCGCCGGTCCTTGCCTACCGGGTCCCGTACGGCGCGTACAAGCTCTGGCTGTGCCTGCGGTGCGCGAAGCCGTACCCGGAGGGCCCGGACAAGGAACCCGCAACCAGGCGCTGTTCGCCTTCAGCGCGAACGAGCTGCCAAAGAAAGATCCAGGGAAAGGCCGGGGAATCATGAGCAGTGACATACGCAGGGCCGCTGAATTCGCGGAGAAGCTGGCCGACGCGGGACACGACGCGTGGTCGATCGTGCAGGAACTGACGTACGCGGCGGACGCTGAGGAGTTCGGCTGGACGGGCGCGAGGCACTTCGGTACCGACGTCGGCCCGGTCCCGATGTCGGGAGAGGATGAGATCCGGTGGCGGATCGAAGTACTGATCGACGCGGACCGCAAGAAGACCGTGGCCAAGGAAGCGCTGTCGGAGGCACTCGATGGCTGACCATCTGGTTCTCAGGCCCTACCAGAGGGAGGCCATCGACGCGGTGACCGCTGCGTGGGCGGACGGGATCAGGCGCCCGGCGGTGGTCATGGCGACCGGCCTAGGGAAAACGATCTTGTTCTCTGTGCTTGCGTCGGAGTTCATCGCGCGTACCGGGAAGCGTGTCCTGATCCTGGTTCACCGGGACGAGCTGGCCACGCAGGCGATGGACAAGGTGCACGGTGCCGCACCGCACCTGTCTGTGGGCAAGGTCAAGGCGCAGGACAACGACGTGCACGCTGATGTGGTGGTGGCGTCTGTGCAGACGCTGAGCCGTCCGTCCCGGCTCTCCCAGCTGCTGGAAGCGCAGGAGGCCGCCGGGCCCATCGGTCTGGTGATCCAAGACGAAGTCCACCACGGGGCGGCCCCTAGCTTCCGGAGCATCTACGACGCGTTCGGGTGCGGGGCAAAGGACGGAGCGCTGTTCCTCGGGGTGACCGCGACGCTGGCCCGGGGCGACGGGACCGGGCTGGGTTCCGTGGTCGACGACGTGGTGTACGAGAAGTCCATCGCGTGGGGGATCAGCAGGAAGTTCCTGTCCCCGGTGCGCGGGATCGCGGTGCGCACGCCCGGGCTGGACCTGTCCGGTGTGCGCACCTCCCGGGGCGACTACCAGGCTGAGGACCTGGGCCGTGCACTGGAGTCGTCCGGGGCCCTGGACATCCTGACGAAGGCGTACACCGAGCATGCGGCGGACCGGCCCGGGATCGTGTTCCTGCCCACGGTGGAGACCGCCCGGCACGCAGCGGACAGCCTGACTGGAGCAGGCATCAGCACCGCGGTCGTCTCCGGGGCCACGCCCCGGGAAGAGCGCATCCGGATCTTCGAGGACTACCGGACCGGACGCGTGCAGGTGCTCAGCAATTGCATGGTCTTGACCGAGGGCTTCGACGCCCCGCACACCTCGTGCATCGTGGTGGCCCGGCCCACGCAGTCGAACCCGCTGTATATCCAGCTGGTAGGGCGCGGCACCCGTACGTACCCGGGGAAGACCGACTGCCTGGTCCTGGACGTGGTGGGCGCGGGCGCGTCGAACAAGCTGTGCACCCTGGTCGACCTGGAACCGGGGCTGTTCCCTGAGGCGGTCCCGTGCATTGAGTGCGACCGCATCCCGTGCCGCTGCCCGTGCGCAGGGTGCGGCGGCCCCCGCCCGTGCAGGGTGTGCGCAGGCGGGAGCGAGCTGGCCGCGGAGCGCGGGAAGACCGAGGAGACGGACCTGTTCGCGGGGTCCTCCCAGTCGTGGCTCACCACCAGGGGCGGGCTCATGTTCGTCCCCGCCGGGGAGAGCGAGGTGCTGCTGTGGCCGTCGGAGAAGCCGGGGATGTGGGACGTGGCGCATGCGCCGAAGACGGGCAAGTGGAGGCGGTTGCACGAGGCGATGCCGCTGGGTTCGGCGATGGCCTGGGCAGAGACGGATGCTGACGAGCTGGCCCCGTTCAATGTCAGGCGGACGGCCGCGTGGCGGAGGAAGAAGCCGAGTGAGGCGCAGCTGGCGTTCGCCCGGCAGCTGCGGGTGGTCCTGCCCGCCGATGTGCGCAGCGGTGATCTGGGTGACCTGATCTCCGTGGCGCTTGCGAGCAGGAAGCTGGACCGGTATCTGCCCCGTGTGTGATTTAATGAATCCAGGAACGACGGACGGAGGAACGATGAACGAACCGTGTGAGAAGTGCGCCACCTGGGTCTGCGACGGGTGCGGGTGGAAGAAGACCCGGGCAGACCTCCGCGTGGGGCACGGATGTACCAGGTGCGGAGGCGTCGGGGGGACGTTCCGTGACAAGACCCACCGGGGCCCGTTCAGTTGCCCCGGGCTGACGGTGCACGAGCGGGACGCGATCCTGGTCAAGATGCGCGAGCTGCGAAGGAACCTGGCGGAGGAACGATGAAACAAAAGCAGGGAACGTGCCGGGTGTGCGGGACGAAGCAGGATGTGATCCAGGGGCCGAACGGCCCCTGGATCGGACACCACCAGGTCCGATGGCCGACGTGGTGCAAGGGGAGCAAGAAGTCTCCGATGGAGGAACAATGAGCGAGCAGCAGCCGGTCCCGGCAGAGAAGTTGCCCGGCAACTTCCGGGAACTCCCGGATGAACCGGTCAACCCCTCCGTCCCGAAGCGCACCGCGCAGTGCTGGGCGGACGAGATCCGGTCCGTGATCAGGCAGGCGGAAGAAGACGGGTACGCAGTATGGGCTGATACAACGCCCCCGCCCCCGTTCAATCACCGGACCTGGCTGAAGGTCGGGACGATGGACGGCCCGGAGGACGCGGACCCGGTCGCATGGGAGGCAGGCCAGTGAACGAACGCATCCTGCGACACGCGTGCCGGGCGTGCGACCGTACCGATCTCAGCCTCACGGCCAATGGACGCGTCCGCTCCCACGCTGCCGACGGCAGGCGCCCCGGCCCGGGTAACCCGAACTGCCCCGGGGGATCGGACCTGCCCCGGGGTACCTACGCGGGCAGCCGTGGACTTGACGAGTCGGATTCCGCGTACGAGACCCGTGTCACTGCGTCCGGCGGACCGAACCCGCACCGGGTCCCGCTGCCCGACCACACGCACCGGTTCGAGTGGGGTGACGATGACAACGGGCACAGCGGGGCGTTCTGCACCGTGTGCGGGTCACCTGAGCCCGACCCGCAGGCGGCGCACCCGCACGTGACAACCATGGACAGGGCTGTGGTCACCGGGTCCGGCGGGCTGGGCCCGTGGCGCGCCCCGCTGCCGACCGGCGGCCTGCCGCATGACACACCGACGGAGGAACCGAAGCCCGTGACGGCCAAGACAGCAGACGCGTTCGAGTCGGCCCCGGCCGCGAAGCCGGAACCGAAGCGCGACCGCTACGGAAGGTACATGCTCCCGCACCCGGTGACCGGGAAGCGGCAGGCATGGACCCGCGCCACGACCATGGCCAAATCGATCAGCGATACTTTCGCGCTGTCCCAGTGGTCCCAGCGCATGGCGCTGAAGGGCGCGGCGATGCGTCCCGACCTGGTGGCCATGGCGTCCACGCTGGATGTGAAGCGGGACAAGGACAGGCTCAACGGCTTGGTAGACCAGGCCAAGGACGCGGCCGGCCAGAAAGTATCCGCGAACCTCGGCACCGCGGTGCATGCTTTCACAGAATCCGTGGACGGGGGCGGAGCCCTGGACGATGTGCCTACCGCGCACCGCCCGGACGTGTCCGCGTATCTGGCCGCGATGGCGGAAGCCGGGCTGCACGCGGTGCCGCACCTGATCGAGCGCATCACGGTCATCCCGCAGTTCGATGTGGCCGGGACATTCGACCGGATCCTCTGCACCAAAGACGGACAATACGTCACAGGGGATGTCAAAACTGGCAGGACGTTGGAATACGGCTGGCAGGAGATCGCCATTCAACTCGCGTTGTACGCGCACGGGGTGAACACCTCGGGTGTGTACGACCTGAACGCTGACGTCTGGGAGGCAGCGCCGCAGGTCCGTACCGACTACGGCATCGTGATGCACCTGCCGGTAGGGACGAGCACGTGCACCCTGTACCGGGTCGACCTGACGCAGGGCTGGGCTGCTGCCACGCTGTGCGCGTCCGTACGGGACTGGAGGAAGACCCGGAACCTGGCACAGCCGTACGCGGTAGCTGAGGCGGACAGCAGTCCGTACCCGGTGGCCGCGGCTGTCCCTGTCCGTCCGCCCACCTGGGACGAGCGTTTCGCCGCGGTGTCTTCCCGGGGTGAAGCGGCGGCGCTGTACACGGAGGCGGCCGGTCAGTTCGGTTCCCGGTCCACTGAGCTGCACAGGCTGGTGAAGCTGGCACAGGACACGCTTGCATCACTGGAGGAGCGCGCCGGTTGACATCCGGCCCGTGATTTAGGAAAATGAACGTGCGCGATCAGGGCACGCCCTGACCGTAGGGGCCCGGCTTCCAGCGGGTGCGGTATCAGGCTGGGAGAGCGGTACCGGGTCATACGCCTTGACCTATGACCCGGTACCGCGTACTACGCAGCAGCAGCAAGGGTGCGTGGTGTAATCGGGAGCTTCCCTCTGGTCGACAGAGGCACGGTGCGGGTTCGAATCCCTCCGCATCCACGGGGCGTATCCCCCGACAGAGACCGTCAGAGACAGATCAGCAGAACGAGAAAGAGGCAGAGCATGAGCAGGGACCCGTTCTCCAGCGCCAGCAGCTTCGACAAGATCTCGGACCATTTCGGCCGACTCCTCCTGATCACCCCGGTGGAGCACGTCTTCGGAATCAAGACCGAGTACTCAACCCCGGAGAAGCCCACCACAGACGCGATCGACGCAGAGGTGGTGGTCCTCGATGGCCCCGACGCGGGTACCGGGTTCGAGTCCATGAGGATCTTCCAGGGACCGATCATCTCCACCCTCAAGCGGGCCGCGAAGTTCAATGACGCGAACCCCGGCGGCGACCCGGCGACAGGCCGCCCCAAAATGATCCTCGGGCGTCTGGGCAGGGGTGAGGACAAGACGGGCAAGTTGACCCCGAACCTGTACGGCACGGCGGCAGACAAGCGTCCGTGGATTCTCCTGGCGCCCGCTGAGGCGGACAAGCAGCTTGCCCGTGACTACCTGGCCAAGGCCCCGGCTGAGCCTGCCAACCCGTTCGAGATGTAGGACCTGATCACCCGCAGACCAGCCCCTGTTCCGGATGACGTGAGCCGGAACAGGGGCTGATCCATGTGACGGTACCGTAAGTATAGGAACGAGACGACGGAGGAGACTATGCCGATGACCAGTGCCCTGCCGGATGCCGGGGACGTGGGCCGCGACGGAGTGTGGGACCTGCCTACCGCAGAAGACCCGGTGACGGGGCGGTTCCTGGGGATGTCCTCCTCCTGGCGGGGGATGCACAACCGGGGCACTGTCCACGAAGGCGGGTTCGCAGCCCCGAGGGGCGGGCCGTGCAGCGCGTGCCGCTGGTCGGTGTTCCGGGTCTTCAAGGAGGACAGCGGGTGGTACGCGATCCACCACACCGGGGTGTCTGTGGTGCCCGGGGAGACGATGCGGTTCCGGCACGAGCGGGTGCGCACCGCGTACGAGGTGGTGGAGTCGATGACCACCCGCCGCGACCGGGCAGCGTTCCTGACAGTGGCCGCGGCCAGGGTACTGGCCCAGTGCGCGGCGTATGACGTGCCGCTGCGGGACGCGTATGAGAACCGTGCGGTGAGCTGACCGCTGTGGTTTAATTAAATGAAAGCTCAGCGGCAGACGGAGGAATAGTGGACGTGCGGAATATCCCGGCAGCTCTGGCACGCACTGTGGCGGAGCGGGAACACTACATGCACCGCAAACCCGTGGTGTCCTTCGCCTTCGGGCTGTTCGACGGAGACGACCTGGCGGGGATCTGCACACTGGGAACCCCTGCCAGCCGTCATCTCCAATCGGGTGCCTGCCCCTCGGACCCGTCCAGGGTCTTCGAGCTGAACAGGTTGTGGGTGCACGACCGGATGCCGGGGAATACCGAGTCGTGGTTCATCTCCAGGGTGCTCAAGCAGCTCCCGCCGCTGATCGCGGTGTCCTACGCAGACACGGTGCAGGGGCATATGGGCTACGTGTACCGGGCCTGTAACTTCCGGTACGCAGGGTGGACTGACATGGAGCGGAAGACCCCGAGATATGACTACCTGCCGGAGGACCCGGGGACGCACACACGGGACGCGTTCCGCAACGGGTACACGAGCCGGGTCAGGCGCCGCCCGAAGGTGCGGTACTGGACCGTGACCGGGAACCGGGCAGAGAGAAAGCATCTGCTCAGGCTGTCTGGCTGGCAGTCCCTGGACTGGAAGAAACTCCCGCCACCGGTAGAGCACGTGCATCACAGGCTGTAATCGGTTAAGCTAAATCAACCGGCGAAGGGAGACATCATGCCGCAGGAAACCACAGTGGCGCGGAAGCGCGGTCGGCCGCGTCCGTCGGAGACGAAGCAGCGGGACGCAGCGATCCTCACCCTGCTCCGGTCGGGCCCCCGGACCCGGAACCAGATCTGCAAGGAGACCGGGCTGGCCACGTCGATCGTGTACCTGTCCCTGGACAGGCTGCGAAGAGCAGACCTGGTGAAGCTGTGCCAGGGACCGGTAGCGGAACGTCTGTGGTCCACGGACGTGGACGGCCCGTGCCCGTGACCGACGAAACCCCCGGTGGACAGCCGGGGGTTTCGTCTTGTGCGCTCGGCCAGTCTCTGATTAAATTAATTCAAGGACACCGACAGACGGAGGAACCCGTGAACGTATTGACACAGCGGCTGCGCCTTGCCGCTGATTACCTCGGCGAGCACGGCTGGGCCCAGGGAGCAGAGCTGGATGACGGCCGTGTCTGCCTGACCGGTGCGATCCGTTACTGCGCTCCGCAGACAGGGGATGAGTACGTGATCCGCGCCGTACTGCGCAGCCGGGGTACAGCTGAGTCCTGGAACGACACGGAGACGCGCACCGAAGCCG